AACCGCAACAGCTTTGGGGTTGCAACCTACCGCAGTTCCAGGTAGTATCAATGCACCTATGGATGTAGCAACCGCAACAGCTTTGGGGTTGCAACCTACCGCAGTTCCAGGTAGTATCAATGCACCTATGGATGTAGCAACCGCAACAGCTTTGGGGTTGCAACCTACCGCAGTTCCAGGTAGTATCAATGCACCTATGGATGTAGCAACCGCAACAGCTTTGGGGTTGCAACCTACCGCAGTTCCAGGTAGTATCAATGCACCTGTAGATACAGCAACCGCAATTGCAACTGGATTTAAGTTAGATGCCTATGATGGTGGTACAGTTATCCCAACGCCTGCTAATGCGGTAGCTATGGCTTGGTCTGCTAGAGCTATAAACAGTTCAGGTTACTTTGCAAATAGATATGGAGAATGTTTGATGGTCAATCAACGACGTATGTCACCGGAAGATGCTCACGATGATTTTTGGTTTAACATAGCTTTACGTAAGGCTCACTGGATGGATGTATTTCATCAGTGGGGTTGGAACAAAGATATTGACATTGCTGATGCACCAGAGGATATGTGGCCTGAAGGTGATGACTATAACTTTATCACCACACCAGCCGCACTAGAAATTATCGGTGGTGCGCAAGACTTAAACACAGCAGGTAGTACAGGCGCGTGGACAGTTCACGTTTGGGGTCTTGATACTAACTACGAAGAAATTGACGAAGTGATCGCCATGAACGCTGCGGTAGGTAATCCGTTGGTTAATTCGTATCTACGTATTAATCGAGCGCAAGTAGCCACAGCAGGTAGCGGCGGAGCTAATGCGGCTGACATCACTATTCAGGACGTTGTAGGTGGCACAGTCCGTTGCGTTATCCCGCAAGGTATGAATAAGTCACAGCAAGCTGTTTACACCGTACCCGCGCACAAGAACGCTTTTATTTATCATGCCTACATTAACCAGCTTAACACAGGCTTCTGTGAAGTTGCTTTAATGGGGCGCGGTGAAGGAAGTATCTGGATACCCGAAGGTGTAATGAGTGTTGGGGTCGCTGGACGTTATGATGAACAGTTTCGTATCCCTGTACGAGTCGCGCCTAAGACAGATGTAAAGTTACGGGTACTTTCTGTAGGTCAAGATAACACTCAAATTGTTGGTGGTTTTGAATTAATTTTACAAGGTGAAGTATAATGGCTGCGAATAACGCTTACTTAGAAGAATTATTAAAAGATACTTATGCAGTAGCTCTTGGCAAAGTCCCAGGTGTGTTTTTCATGCGTAAGTTCGGACGTAACCCGGCTGTGGATACGTCGGCTGATGGAGAAGATATTTGGGACGGCGGAGACAATTATACTTTTCAAACATCTGCTCAGGCGCTAGAAATCTTAGGTAATGCCAATGATGATATACTTACCGGAGATGGGGCGCATACAGTAGAAATACAGGGGCTAGATGCTAATTGGGTGGTTCAAACTGAAACAGTTGACTTAGATGGTACTACTGCGGTAGATTTAGTTGGTACATACATTCGGATTTTCCGTATGCGAGTAACCGTAACTGGGTCAGACGGAGTTGCTACTGGGCCAATCACTTTGCGGATAGATGGTGGTGGAGCAACTATCGCTATTATCAACGCCGGTTTGAACCAGACGACAATGGCAATTTACACAATCCCGGCAGATCATACTGGACTTTTACTACATAGTTATGGTACAATGAACGCAGGCGCTTCCCCACAGACTCGTGAAGGAATGATGACCCTTCAAACTCGTGGGTTTGGAAGCGTGTTTCAAGAAAAAGTTGTGCTTGGTTTTGCTGACGCTATGCCTTTTAATTGGGATATTCATGAAACACCTTTGATGCTAGATGCAAAAATGGATATTAAACTAAGAGCGTTTGAACTTACCAATGCTAGTGACGTATCAGGAATATTTGAGATACTTGTAATACCAAATTCTATGCTATAACAATACAATAGGAGGTAGTATGCGGTTAAGGGACTATCAGGTAGAGACCCTAAACGCAGTCCAGAATATGTGGGAAAGGGGCTACACGTCGTCACTGTGTAGTCTTTTTACCGGGGCTGGCAAGACTGAAATCTTTATCGAGTATGTACATCGGTACATAAATCCAAGAACACAACGGGCGCTAGTCTTAACACCAGCGCATATTATCTATCAAACCTATCATCGTTTTCTACTCCGACACCCAGAGTACAAAAACCGTACAACAGTCAATGGTACGGAGGGAATGAAAACTATTGGCGTTGTCATGGGGAGTTATAATGAACCTGATGCTCGTATTATTGTGGGTTCTGTACCTACTCTCATTGATCGTGTACCTACGGATACAACTCCTATTGAAGTATCCGACGTTGAGATTTTGGAAAATGGCGGGGTGGCGCTGGCTGCTAACTCAACACGTAAGGTTATTATATCTCCGCGTGTTGATGCGATTCTCCGCGAAGGAATGATTGATGAGGTTATCTACGATGAAGCGCACCATTCTGTTAGTCCTGGCGGTCTTGTACTTATCAACCGCCTGTGGCAGTTGTGCGATATTCTTGATCGCCCTCATAGCAAACTGATCGGTTTCACCGCTACACCGTTCAGAGAAGATGGTATTGGTTTAGGCAACCTGTTCCAGTCTTTTGCTATCCAAAAGTCGGTACGGTGGGGCATCAAGAACGGGTACTTAGCCGAACTTGAAGTACCTATCCGGGTTCACGCTCGGATGGACGGGCGAAGTGAGAAGGTTGCCAAAGCTGGTGACTGGGATGAAGTTCTAGTAACTGCCTACCAGGAGAAAGCTAACAACCGGCTAACCTTAGCCTACCTACCGTCTATCGAAGACTCAAAACGTTTGGCTGCAACATTTAACGAACACGGTATACCAGCCGCGCACATTGACGGTGAATGTTGCATAGATGAGTACGGACAAACGTTATCGAAAGAATCTCGGATAGACATCTTTGATCGTTTCATCCGAAACGAGATTAAGGTGATCTGTAACTTTGCGGTCTTATTGGAAGCAATTGATTTACCACCAGCTTCCTGTATGATCTGGGCCAGGGACACAGACAACACCGTGTTGTTCACCCAGGCGTTAGGTCGTATCCTCCGGCTGTTTGATGGTAGTGAGTTTGTAGAGCCGAAGGAAACAGCCCTCATTCTTGATGCGACAGCTTCTAACTTACAGATGCTCACTATCGGAACGTTGTCAGGGTTCAGGGTTGATGAGAACACAGGCACATACCTGGACGTAGACCCGCTAGACGCAGAAGAAACGATAGAGGAAGAACCTCTATTAGATGGTCTGGATATGCGTGATGCTCGTCCTGGCTTTGTTCTGGAAGCGGACGGTGTTACCTACAGTGTAGGACGTATCATTAACAAGTCCGGTTCAGACTGGTATCATGGTAGCGACGATGTATTGACACTTTCCGTAAGTGGTAATGACACTCTGGTTATCGTGCCACCTTACTATACGCTGGCTATGAAACTCGACAACGCCTCTGATTCGGTCTTGACAAAAATTGAGACTGATGATACACTTCGTGAAGTGTACGATAAGCTAGTGAACGCCAGTACATTGTTTAGCAACCATACGTTATGGCATGTCCACAACAACCGCAAGCCGGACACTTGGAAACGTCATGACATCTCCCTTACTTTGTTAATGGACTTTGCAATTCCTTACGCCTACGATGTGTCGGAGGTTGTAAAGTCTTTCATCAAACGGGGAGCAGGTTGGAAGAAGAACGATAGCGCAACTATGAAACAGCGGGGGATGTTGGACAGATTGAAGGTAGAGTATGATGCTACCATCACCAAAGGTGACGCTGCTCAACTAATCACTCATAATCTAGCATTCAAGCACTCAGTCGCTCCCCGTATCGGTGAGATCGTGCGGGAAATTCATCAGTATATCTAGGAGAAACAATGGACATCGTAACGACAGTAAATGATGCAAGGCATCTACTTGGTCTGGATGTATTCTGTTTTGACATTGAAACAAATACCGAAGCTCCTGTGACCGGGTGGGGCGATAAGTTCGGCGTATCTTACGCCACAGACCCAACTTGGATTTCGTTCTACGCTTCGGGCTACCCCGTTGTAACCTTTGATATGGCAAAGGACTTACCTGATTATCAGGAGAAGGTAGTCTTTGTCCGCACTTTGTTTAACAATACAAAGGGTAAGACCATCATTGGTCACAACGTAATCTTTGACCTGCGCTTGATCTTAGGCCAGTATGGTATCCACCTGCCTCTAGGGGCGAAGGTGTGGGATACCTTAACGATGGCGATTATGCTGATGACTGCTCCAAAGGTTGGGAGCGACCTTCAGTTGATTGAACAGTTGAAGAAGTATTACCTTGTCACGAAGGAAGAACTCATGTTCATGGAGAGCATGAAGAAGAAACGTGGCGCACTCCATGAGGTAGAAGCAGCCGATGTATTGAAGTATGTTTCTCTGGACGCAATCACCACCCACCGCCTGTATGATTTTCAGCAAGCTATTGTGCGGTGTTCGCATGATTTCAAAGCTGAACCATACCTTGACATTACGGATACAGTGGACTGGGAAGCGAAGGTACGTTACTCAGATGATAAACTGTCCTATGTATCTCACACAAAGAATTGGTCTAACCTACCTGAGTTAATTGACTGGGAACTGCGTATCGCACGAGAACGTGCCAACGCTTCTGGTCGTGGTATCAAGCTCAACACAGAGTATGTAAAGCAACACCGGACAGAGTTGGTTATATCACATACGTCGGCGCTGGCAGAAGTGTTAGACGTAGGTAAAAACTGGAACGAAGATAAACTAAACCGAATCTTCACCGTAGTTAAATACCACGCTATGTTGGAGAAGATTGTTAAAGGTAAGCGCGTACCGAACTCAGAACGTTGGACGTATGCCTTAGATCAGGTCGATGTAAAAGATGATCTGTTTTGGGCAGTTGAAGGTAACTTAGCTACTCAGTGGTACGAGTATTTGTGTGAGTACCCTAACCAGGAGATGCCAGAAACGTATCTGATGTTTGACCCGGTAGCGTCGTTGATGAAAATTCTCTACGACAAAGTCCCCACCCCGGAACAAACGGAGGAAGATTCCTTCTGGCGTGCAAAGGTAGCCTGGAACTGGTACAACCATTACTTCACCCAAACGAAAGAGATCGAGCCGAAGAAGCTCGTTAACAAGAAGTTGTTCCAACCTTTCTATCTGTTCTGTATCTGCGAAGCTCCTTTCCCTGAGCTTGAAGACATTGAACGTATGCCGGAACTGGTAACACAGAAGTTGAAGGTGTTGGTAGAGAAGTCTGAAGAACAGATGGACTTTGTTCGGATGGCGCATTCAGATGGTTCTTGGTCAACCTGTGAAGACGCTGTGTATTGGTATCTGGAAGCAGTTTGTAAACAGGATGGTATTGAGTACGAAGATATTCGTAAGGTGAAGCATTCCTGCTTGACACCTTTCTTAGAAGTTTCTAACACAATGTCTAAGCTCAATCGTATTGACGAATTCCTCCGTCACGCCAGTCGGGATGGACGTATCCATTCTATTATCGCTCGTAAGACTCGCACCGGACGGATGACATCGGTTTCGATGAACTTGCAGAATATCAACATGGACGACTTTCGCGGTTATCTGGTTGGTGACAGCGAAGATTACGTTGTCATGGGCATCGACATTTCTAACGCAGAGAATTACTTCGCTGCCCTAACCTTTGCTGATGATCGACTTGCCTATGCCTGTGCGTCAGCCGATCTGCATGAGCAGATGGCGCGTGCTTACTGGGGTGATGAGCGTATTGACCACCTGATGGAGAACGACTACAAAGGTTTCAAACGTCTACGTAAGCAAGGTAAGTTCGTCACCTTCGGGTCAGCCTACGGTGCAGGTGCGGGAAAGATCGCTCGTATGGTAGGTTGCTCCAAAGAGGAAGCGAAAGAGCTATTGGTTAGTCGTAACATGCGCTTCCCGAACTACGCACAGGGTAAGGTAGATTCTGCTGCCAAAGTAGACAAACTGTTTGCACAAGGTCATCGTGTACCCTTTACAACGTTGTGGACTGGTCGCCGGGTAATGGTATCTCTCAAGACTAAAACCGAAGGTAATCGGACAGTCTACGAAGTACCTAGCTACAAAGCAGTTAACTACCTGCAACAAGGCGGAGTAGGGGAACTGATTGCCAGAGCGCAAGTGTTAGTACAGGAATGGTTGGAAGAAGAAGCGATTGACGCTCACGTACCATTGCAGGTGCATGATGAAATCATCATTCACGCTCACAAAGACGTGGCCTTTATGGTGGCACAGAAGGTTAGCGAGATCATTGCTAGTGTCGTTCCAGAAGAATATCGCAACCGGACTGTTCCTGCTACCCGTTTTATCTCAACACTTGGGCCGGAGAACGCTTTCAAGTGGGGTTACAACCCGCTGGTTGACTATCCGTTACCGATGGATAAGTACGTTAACCTTTGGGGAACGTTTGATATGCCGGAAGGTGCTGACGAAGCACCAACAATGGTTTGTGAACCTGGGCGCACAATTGAAGACGAGATCGGAGAACGTCGTCAGAGTAATGATGATGACGGTGAAGATACCGCCGAACAACCTACCTACGTTAAAACAGTATCTCAGTGGGATGATTTCGATACGAAGTTCCGTAAAATGATGGAACATATTGAGAATGTTCAGAAACACATGACACCTATCAAGCTGGTTCTAGGTGGAGAAGAAACTGGGCCATACTTGTTCAAAGAACGTATGGTTATCCAACAGGAACTTCATCACAGAGGTCACGATGATAATGAATACTGGGATGTATGGAAAGACGTTCAACAACTTACCGCAGTCGCTCGTCATCTAGTATCTTGGTATGATGAGTACCAACCTTACGAAAGGAAAGACTAATGGAAAATCCCTGGCTAAGAGACGCAGACATTCGGGATGAAGAAGCGTATGCGGCATGGGAACAACATGAACAACGGCGACGGTACGATGAACGTTTAGCCGAGATAGACCAGGAAGACGCTATGTGGGAACACTACATGCTTGAGTGCGAAGGTGAAATGTATTGTGATGACACAGACATACCCTGGATGTCCTATCCAGCACCTATACAGGAGGCACAATGTTCATCCGACTTGCCCTGGTAGCCGTTCTAATCGCTGGTTGTAATGTGGGGGGAATCTCCCCCACTCCTACACCAGAACGTGCGTGCAATCCGGGAAGTGATGTACTGATACAAGCACGTACTCCTTTGTTCCACACCGGGTTGCTCAAGTCACCGATGACTGTACAGAAGTGGAGTGGTGCAACGTTACACTTCTATACTATCTTCGTTGATTCACAAGAACGGGTTATCTTATTGTTTGACGCTGATGACGATGAAGCTCAGTTTGTTATGACAAAGGATAACGTTTCTGGTTTCGTTCCTCTATACGTCATACCTGAAGAATGTAGGTAGACTTGACAAATTCGTAATTATGTGGTAGTATATAAGAGTCAATCTAAGGAGTCCAAAATGACAGACACTAAACCGAAAACAACGTTCTTGGCTAAGGAACTGAAACCATTTCTGAATGAAATGGAGGACACAGAGTTGTTCCAACTCGTTCACGAAGGCGAATTTGAAGTCGAAGGTAAGTGGCAACATCAACAAATCATCTTTCGTGAAGTCGGTAAGGAACAGTTGTATGGTGTTACCGTGTCTCGTTCCGGTTCGCCTTACTCAGACTATTACTATCAGATGGACGACTGGCGAGATGATGAAAAAATCAGGGTCTTCCCTCAAGATGTAGGTAGTTTGCTGTTAGAACTGTCTAGGGACAGTAAGTATAATATCAAAATGCGTGCTATGTTCACCTTACTGAATGATGGTGATGCAGACATGGCAATGAACGTATTCAGAAAGTTCCGCGCACAAGCTATACCTACTGAGAAGGAAACCGATGTCGAAGCTGTATTACCCAACACCGACTAACCCATTAGTGCTGGTATATCGTGGTGATATACCAGCCATGAAGAATGATCGAACTGTCTTCACCGACAAGAACGACAAGTTCCGGGGTTTAGGTCGCTCTAAGGTTGTCCGCCGTTGGTTGCAGACAGCCGGAGATCACGTTAGTGAACAATTCGAGCGACAAGGTTTTGACACGTTAGGAGAACCTTGCTTGGTGGGAGCTTTCGTCAGTGTGGGCGTGTACATGGCAGAGAAAAACATACGCTTACTACCAAAGAAAGATTTGGACAATGCCTATACAACCATACAGGAAACTTGGCAAGGTATTGTTATTGATGATGATCGACAGATAGCTGATTTCCACCCGTCGCGTATACCAATTTTTAACAAAGCATTATTACACTCAATGTCGTTTTTATGGCTGTTGGATACAGGTAAAGTACGTGACGACAGGCATTACATGGCAGACCAATTCATGGAGTTTTACAACGACTACTATCGGAGGAAAACTATCAGTGAAATTATCGAACATTCGCAGACTGCAAAAAGAAAGTCCGGGGTTTGAAGCATTTATCCCCGATGATATATTTTCCCTGTTAACCGAATTACAAGAAGAAAATGGCTGGACAGAAACAAAAAAATACAACACTTGGTTTTATAAACACCGTTCCCGTATCCCGAAGTCATCGGTGAAACGTTGGACAAGAGCATTCCTATCAGGTAACGGGCATAGCAACACACCGGCACATCATGTCCGGTATCGGGAAGATGCCAGTATTATCCCTGATAAGTTTTCTGACTTACGAAACGGACGGATAGAGGAAGAACGAAAGAAGTGGGTGCATGATGGATATATTCGCTACGTTAATTTTTCTGACTTTCATTACCCTAGTCAAGATGGGGCTTTGTTATCTTTGGTCATGCAGATCATCGAGCAGTTCCAGCCCAACGTTATGCCGTATATGTCCGACTGGCAAGACATGGACAGATTTAATCCACACCCTACTAAGTCGGGTACGATGCGGTTGCGTGAAGTAAGCCCTATTCCCCAGAAACGTAGGAACAAGTACAACGAGTTTGAAACCGCTACACAGGAACTTATTGATGCTGTTGACTCCGTTGTACCGGCAGACTGTTCTCGAATAAACGTTTGGGGGAATCACGAACAATGGATACTCAGACACTTGATCGCGTCTTCCCAGAAGACAACCGATACCGATATGATGGAGTGGTATATTGATAGGTACTTCACTCTCTTACAAGATAACGATGTCCTGTGGGTGGAAGCTGATCGTAACGACTACTTCCCCCTTACGGAACATTTCTGGATAACACACGGCTTCAAGGCTCGTAAAGCTCCTGGGGCTACTGCACGCGCTTACATGGGAGATATGTGGGGGCAGATAAGTATTGCTGCTGGTCACACGCACAGACAGGAAACGTTATGGGCAAAATCCCCTGTGTCAGAACACTTTTATGCGATTGCAGGAACGTTAGGCACGTTGCGACCTGGATACGCCAAGCGCAACTTCTTAGGTCACAACTGGGGTGGACAACTAATTACTCACCCCGTAGAAGGTTGGAAGGGTGCTGATGTAGAAGACATTCGCATTCACTACAGAGATGGTTTCTATGTCACGACATGGCGTGGCAAAGAATACTCGGAACGGGCAACCATTGATTATGATGACCGTTTCGGTTTGTTAGCTACTAGCTAGGAGAGAAAATGAATAACAGTATTTTTGGGCAACGTGGTTTCACCATTGTTTTGACAGGTGTTATCACACTGGTTCTGTTTCTGATCGGTGCGGGGAACGGTACACCCGGTTCTCTGCCTGTTGATGAATCAGGAAACATCCTTTCCGCAGAGGGCATTCTGCAAGCTCTTGCTCCTCTGGGAATCATTCTAGGTTCACTGTTCTTTACTTTGCGTTCAGTAACAAATCGTGTTAACAGTGGCGAGTTTAACCCTAATGATGTTAGCGCTCTGTTCAAAACTAGAGAATTTTGGATGAACATTGCGGTGACGATTACAGGGGCGTTGCAAGCTTTCGGCCTCCAATTTTGGACAGCAGAACAAAGCTCTATTGTGGTCGATCTGTTTGTTAACTTTGTAATGGTAGCCATTGGTGTTATCGGTGCATCGTCCTACGCTTCACGGCCTAATGGTATGCGTGCTGCTGTGAATGCTCAGACGAAAGCTCCGGTATTCTTCAAGGACTTTGTAGACGAACAAGAAAAAGTAGCGTAGTCTAACAAAGTTCTAACCAAGAAATCCTTGACAACGTATCAAGGATGTGGTATAGTTGTATTCAGATGAGGGCATTCACCGCCAGTGTCGTAAGTAGAGTAAGGAGAGTGCGTTATGACGATAATCACTTTATCCATGAAAACTTGTCCGTACACATAGGGAATGCCCTCCACGAGTCCCCTGTAGTTTAGTAGTCCAGAACGCCACCCTCTCAAGGTGGAAGCCCTGGTGCAACTCCGGGTAGGGGAACTGCTCTTCGATGAGCCAAAGAGAGGGGCTGCTGACTTACAGGCGGCCTCTCTCGCTAATAAGGAGACTTTATGACGAAGCGTGAGTGGACGTGGTTCTGGTTGATTATAGCCTTCGCTGTATTGGCTATCTTGTTATCGCCAGTTGAATCACAAGGAACGGGAACGTGTACCTCACAACAGGGGAATAGCTTGATCTTCGAGAGTGGAGATGCGTGGTGTTCCTACACAGGCAATAACGGTGGTATGCACGTCATGATTGACGACGTACCTTGTAACTATTATGAATTGCGGGGTAAGGGGGATAACTTACCCAGTGTAGCAGGTGGTGGGAAACTGACCTACAAGCAATGGAACATTGAAGGTTTCGGTGTGTGGAAGAAGCTGGAAATCTGGCACGTTGTAGGTTATGATAGTGGGAACAAGACGCATCTGTGGGAAAAGTTTATGGATGTTAACCCACGCCGTTTAGTCTGTCGTTGGCGAAGTCGTGACAGTATTCAAGCTATTGACGTGAAAGACGATGAAGGTAACTATAAACCCTGGGTAGACATTAATGAACTTCACGAAGGTTTGATTAACCCGGACACCGACTATCGTATCTACGTTAAGAATGATAAAGGCATTGTAGTCTACGGATATGACGGGAACGCATGGTTAGCCGCAAATGTTACGATGGAAACATTGTTGAACCTTGAGCCGACAACACAAGATAACGTACTGTTGGCTGAAAGCGCAGATGGCAAAGTAAAAATCTTCCAACATCCCAATGGTTGGTTCTCTGTACTAATTGGGCCGCTGGATGAGTACGGGAAGATGAAAAGCTACCAATTCCGTGAAGTCCCGATGCGTACTTTGTGCGCTTATGAGTATCGCCAGGAAGACCCGGATGGTACATGGACACAGGTGCAAGACTGTATAACGTATCAATAGTAGAATCGGGCGGGTAGTGATAACGGCGAACACGCCGCTTTTGCAATGCGGAGATCAGGGTTCAAATCCCTGTCTGTCCAATACGGGGGAGCGCCATCGGGCATAGTCGGTGGAGAAGGTGTAGCACACATTACGTGATAGCGCACCATACACCGAAACAGGGTGTCGAAACCCTCTCCTCCACAACGCCCTTATAGCATAGTGGCAATGCGCTGGTTTTGTAAACCAGTTAGATAAGTTCGATTCTTATTAAGGGCTAAGGGATGAAGGTTATTCCGGCTGCAATCGGAATGTAATAGTGAATTAACACTGTAACGGGAATGTCCTTCGGTTGTGGGCTTGGACGGGAGTACCACGACAAATAAAAAGCCACTCAATTGAGTGGCTTTTTTGATTCCTATTGTGGTCGGCCTCTTAAACCCCACCATGTTGTTCGCATGGGGAGTCGCGCAGAAGTCCCTCTACCAAAGTGTCTTATAAATACTCCGTCATAATGTTGTTCTTCCATAAGAGCGCTGCCTGAAATAAGTAAGTCGGATGTGTTTCTTGTTACGGCAAACTTTGTAAGACCAATATCAAACACAGCCCCATAGTTTATATCGGCGTTGTCTCGGTTTTCAATAGCCCACAGGCAGGCAGAAGCAAACGCTCCTGGTTCGTGGTTAGCAATCGCCCCTGGTGCTCCGTTAGTGGTAGCAGGCCAAAATTCAGCGTCATTTACAGCGTGTCTAATGGTAGCTGCTGCGCCGTTACTGTGAAATCCAGTGTGAGAATAATTAGCTGCTGCATTATTATCCCATCTAATATACCAATGAGAGTTACCGGCATAGTTATCAGCCCATTTCATCATAATAAATGAATGACGGTAATCTTTATCTCCGTTCTCTGCATCAAGAGAAGCAAACGCAACATCAATATCTCGACTAGTAACTTTGACATCATCAAAGAACTTTACTTCGCCGTTGTCTTTGATAGGTTCTATATGAGCGTAATTTTCCGCACCTGCTAAAGCAGCTTCAATGTTAGTCTGACAAGTCTCTACATGACCTGTAGACGGATTCCACCAGAAGAATTTACCATACAGAGGGGTATGACTCATGCTACCTATCTCAACATGCCACGCATCCTCAATATCACTGTTTGAAGGTGCAGAGTTTTTATGTATTGTGACAGGTGCTTGCATACTTTGAAGCTCACCTACAAAGTCTTGGAGGTCTTCAATAACATCTCGCTGTTCTTTATAGTTTGATGTCCACGTTCCGGTTAATTCTTTATATTCCATCGAACTCCACATCCCCACTAAGTCCGTACAATTCAACAAACGATGATTTCGCTGCGTCCGAAAAGGTTGGCCCTGTATATAAGTAAGCATATAAGTCTGTAATAGCTGCTGTACTTTCCCACAAACCAAACCCAAAGTGCCATTCTGCAAGGGTGGTTTGAGGAAGGGTTGATTGAATTAAAAATTGTTTTTTATGGAATGTATCTGTATAGTTAGGAATAAGTACCCAACCATGTGATGGACGATCTGCTGCCCAACTGCGACCTTTGATGTTTTGTACAATACCGGCGTAAACACCAGCAGCAATATCTTCAGTTCTGTTCCACGCATTACTCAGTCGTTGTGTGAATGTACTGTAATTTGCAATAGTTGTATCTCCATTTATTTGCCATACAAGTTCATCTCTGACTGCATTTTCGTAACTTTCTAATGTCCAGAAAAGAAGCAAGTGTTTATAATCTTGAGAAATGTTTGGGATGGTAATATCGGTTGCCTGCGACCCAGTAAAATCAAGCGACCAGAGAAGTTCTATATCGTGAACAGCCGGAGTGTAGTTTGTAACACGGTGTATCTTCCCCGTACTTTCGTTCTCAAATAAGTTTGGTGCGATTAAAAAGTTACTTGGCAAACTAGACCTACGGATAGATGACTGTCCACACCAATTAATAAAACGTTCTGGGTCGTCAGCGGTAGCCGGGTCGCCTGTAAATAAACGAGTACCATCAAAATAATCTTGATAATGTATACCTAAGTAACCTGATGTTGACGGGTATGACCCCATATTTCCATACGGGGCATAACCTAAAGCCTGATAAGATGCGTAAGAATTGCGGTATATAAGCCAAGAGCGTTCTACAAACGGGTCATCCATGTCTTCTTCATTTGTACCTGCTACATCAACTCTGGCGATTCCAGATAAGATTAAACCGCCTCCCCCAAACGCCCCAGACCAATTTTCTCTAGGGTAAGCATAATGATAGTATAACTTTTGTTGGGTGACAGCTAAATCGAATAACCAGCAGCCAGCGTTAGGTTCAGTGAATACAAAAGTATCATTTAGACCTGTTACATCCATCTTGTAAATATTGAGATCATCTTTATTATAGTAAATCTTTCCATCAGTAGGGTTAAGAACAGGTTTCCAACTTCTGCTGTACGCTACAGCGCCAGCTAAGTTGGTAATTGCACCGCCTGTATCAGCAACGATATTAAAACCCGTACTATCATAAAACAGAACGTAACTACTTTCCCAGTACGCCCATGCAATAGATGTCCTACCTGATACGATTGTAGCTGACCCTGTACCATCAATGTTAATAGTAAGAATGTCTGTTTTAGCAGCATTTACAAAACAAAGCTGTGAGTCATCATCATTTAATGAACCTTTAGTTGCTCCTGCTGTGTTTGGGATAACAGTCCATGTACCATCTCGATCAACTGTGTAAGCTGCGTCTGTATCCATATCGAACCACGTACCTATTACAAAGTAGGTTCTACCGTCTTGAAATACATCTGCACTAGCTACATAGTTACGTTCAAGGGTTACACCTGAGCTAATATACCCATTAGGTTCACTAATATCTGTAGGCATATCTTTGAGCATTGTCCTATATACACCGCGTAAAAGATGATGGTCTGAATCATACCAATACAAATCTGACCCAGGTGCGATAGGTAAATCATACCCTTCTAATATCCATTGTGCTTCCCATTCAGCATGAGTAGGTTCTTCATCTTGGGATAACGTTATCCCTGTAATTTGGTTACGAAGCGCATTAACCCGATCAAAAAGATCGGACATAAAAGCAGATTGTAATCCTGGGTCAAGTGGATATTGAGTCATTATTCAATTTCCCCTAAATCTTGCGGAGTACCTTCTTTAGCGAACCATCCGTAGATAGTACCTTGAAGATCACCATCTTCAACGAAGTCATTCACTGAACCAGCAGCCGCATTTTGTGTGGCTACTAATCCAGGTAAAGCATTCTGTATAGGTGAAGTACCAAATATTTCAGTACCACCCATCCAGAACCGTAAATTTCCTGTTGCTACCGACTGGTCAACATGAGTTCCCATGCCGTACATCATCATATTTCCACCACCAGGAACTACATAATTGTCGTTATCATCCTTAAGCCAATCAAAACCAGTAATATATAAAATACCTTCTGTATACAAATCGGCAGGGTCAGATGAATTTGCTACTGGGCCAAATCGTTCAAATCTGTTGGTAGCCAGATTAAAAAGAATGTTATTCCCTTCAGTTGTGATAGTTGGATTATCAAAAAATACACTAGAATCAATAGCGCATTCAGTAAAACCACCTGATATATATTGATTTGGTTCAAACCACATATAATCTGCGCCACCTCCATTGTCGAGACTAAATTGAAAACATAAACGGGGAGCATCGGCAGTAGTATAATTATCACATCTAGCAGAGAAAATCATCATAATACCTGCTAGTCCGCGATCAGCCCACACTTTAGGGTCAATGTGAATAGAAATAGGAGTGTATACAGATGCGTTAAGAGTTCTACGCAAAGTTATCCCAGTGTACCCGTTCATCATACGTCCGTTTACGAAGTGACCTATAGCGCGAAAAGGGCTTCTAGGAGTTGGGTTGGAAATGAAAGGACGAACTGAATAACTACTATCTAACCCACCTTCGGTATCTTTGACTGTGGCGTAACGTTTCAGTTTACCACTATCTAACCCCCACCAAAATAAACTCGTACCTTGTGGGATAGGAGGAGGAAAACCGGTCTGTTCAAAGTAAGCGTCCTCCCACTCTTGTTGAATAGGTTCATTTGCTTGTACAAGAGTAACTTCAGTAGCACGTTTTTCAACCTGTTGGACAGTCTTATCCAGTCTGTCCATCCAGGCTTGTTGTTCGATTATGTTTCTAGGCCACTCAGTATTGAGAACCATGCTCTACTCCGATACAATAGCTCTAACAATAATATAATAACTGCCTTTTGATGTCCCACCAATACCACCTACGGGTGGTGTAACAGGTGTGCCTACATAGCCAACCATCATTTCAGCACTATAGTTTCCCGCAGGTAAATCGGGGACGACTGCTGCACACGTCATTATACCTTCAGTATCAACAGTTTGTAAAATTTCATTGATACCACCATCCGGGTCAAGACCGTAAATATCTGTACCAACTTTAGTTTCTTCACCCGTAGTTTGATTAGTAACTAGGAAGTCACACCCTATAGCCGCAGCATTATCCGAAGTAAAATACGAATATTGATACAGCCATATATCGCAAGTGACTGGAATTTCAAAATCTACAGAAGGCATTAAACCTTTGTATCCGTACAAATTTAAGAAAGTACGTGATGTAAGATCAATATCCATATCTAAAATAATGGAAGAACCCTTTGGTGCGAAATGTTCTCGACGGACAACATCAGAGTTACCTTCAATCGTTCCGTACTCACCACCGAATACAGAGTTAGCCGAATCCCACCAATACAAACGCGCCAACGGAGGTACGGGAGGGACTTGTCCTGTTTGAGAAGTCCAAGCTGCTTCCCACTCTACACTCGTTGGTTCTGTACCTTGTTCCAGTGTGAGAACACTGTTAAGGTTGTCAGACAAAGAGGCTTCATACTGAGCTAGTGCATTCATTAGCTTATTAAGATATGCCTCTTGCGCCCTATAGTCTCTAGGCCATTGACCTAATAGTTCTGATAAGTCTAAATTCGGAATTGCCATATGTTACACACCTCTCCTGAAGTTGTTGGGATAGTCCCTAATTGACCCATCCATAAGTTACCCGGAGGAAGAATACCGCTCCCTACAACTGCTGAACCACCACTTCCCAAATTTACCATTCCTACTGTCCATTTGTAATCACCTGGATGTAATACTCTTGGATGAAGGAAATAATATGGCATATGACACCCTACACCCGGTTCAGAAAACCAAATAATCGGCATTTCGTTATCATTAGTAAACCAATGAAATTCAGAGTATATATCATTGATGTTATGGACAAGATTACGTTTTCCAGACCAAGCAAAACCAGCGCGGAATTGAAGTTGAAGCATAACTTGTGCAGGCCATTTCACGGTAAAAAATACTGAATACCCATCAGTTTTTACAGCCTGTCTAAGTGAAGAATCATTCATTTGATAGCGGGTTGCAGTAATAGGGAAAGTATCTACATTACCACGAATGAACTCATTTTCATTCTTTTGTATTTCATCTTTAATGTATTTGTACTTCCCACCAAACGCATCATTGTTTCGATTATACCATTGATATTGGAAGTCCTCGTCCAATGGTAGGGTAAGACCATCTCGCACCCACTCTGCTCCAAAAGTGTTAGTATTAGGAGCAGCGTTGGAACGAACTGTGTATTCAGATGCAGCTTTAGCGATAAGTGAATCCATACCTGCTTGAATATCAGCTATGATGTTCGACATCTCTGCAATCTGTTCGTTACAATCAGTAGGCCAGTCAACATCGGTTGGGGCTGTTACGGTATCTTCATACCATATTTCAAAGCGGAGGTCGGTTTCACCATACTCGGTACTGTCTCCCCATGCACCGTCTTCGTAAATGTAGCCAGCGCCGTTTGTGTACCCAAGTGTAGTGTCATCTGCTTCGATGAATATGCTACTGTTATTTAATTGAGCAGTCTCGTAGAAGAACTCTGTATATTCTACCACAAAAGCATACTGTTGTCCATACTCAATGTATGGTGCAGTAGCAAAAGAGAAAGTGCGTTGTACACCAGATGAAGTCCATCCACTGGCAGAAACAGGGATGCTCACACCGTTATCAATCGGTGACTGTTCAATTACACCGTCATTAACTTCGTGTATAGCCACCTGAACACTGGCAGTCATCGGAAAGATAGGGAACAGATAAATCTGTAACGGTGTCATAGCACCAGAGAGAACAGAGTAAGAAATCTGAGCATCAACCCAATCGACAGTTGTCAAGGTAGACAAATAAAAATCAGTATGTATTTCATCTGCTGTAGCGTGTACAGGGATGGCCTCTACTTCAATAATAGTTTCTGAAGCCGCATTATTTGTTATCGTAAATTGGATTGTTCCTGGGGTTGTTGTGGCAGCATGACGTATGCGAACCATGAAACGAGAACCAGTAGGTATAGTAGTATCACGAGAACCTCTAAAGTGAGGTACATAAGGCGGGTCAGTAGATAACCATACCTTATGTGTAGTAGGCGAAGCCTGCTCCAATAAAATACGTTCATATTCATTATGCCAATCATACGTTGCATCTCTATTGACGTAATCTTGGTAATGGCCTGTATACAAGAGAATACGGTCAACGTTAGCATTTTGGTCAGGTGTCCACGTTTGACCGATTAAACGTTCTGTAAGAGGTACATCAATTGTTGCTGTATTGTAACTCTCTGCAAGAAAAGGCATATCAGTTCCTTACCCTATGAAGATTAGTTTACATTCCATTGTCACGTAATGCGAAAAGTTCCAACCATTGATAGGAGCGATTCGCGCAACAGGAGAGGTGACAACCCCATCATTCAAATCTCCCCACGATACCATCTCTATATCCATAGTTGCAGAGCCAGTAACAACATACGGCATTCCTCCCGGTATCATCCGTCCTGAGTTAGATGTAGGAGAGGGAAGGGTTGTGAACTCTACAAGTTTCGCGGGGCGACCATCTGACATTGTTGTATCAGCAGCAGTAGCCAACGGGTAAATTTCCTGTACCGTCGCCAGTGTAGGAACAATTTGAAACTCTGCGCCTGCTCCAACACGTTGCGGAGTTGTGCGAGTATCATAGATTGACGTTACTACACTCTCTGGTTTCACAGCATATCCATCAGTCAGATCGAAACTCCATGAAACCTTTCCGCCTTTGTAGTCAACATTGATAGCAAGACAGGTTAACCACTCTTGTAACTGTGTTGTTACTTGCTGGAAATCTTGTCGGAACTCATCTCGTATTTGCTGTTTATCAACATAACTTACATATACTTTGTCACCAAGTTCTGGAAACAAACTTGTACCAATAGCTTTAATTTTGTAGTCATGCCAAACTTGTGACTTTTCTTCCAGAAAAGCTCTAGCACGTTCATACATTGACTTTACCACTGGTGTTAAAGAAGCTAAAGATAATGGCCCACTTGTATATTCAGGGGTGTATTCATTCCAGGTAATTCGTTTAGAGATACCCCGGTGTGGTTCATCTCCTTCCGTTACAATGGTGCTATGCAATGTATACGTAGGGAAATATCCTGAGTTCCAACTTGGAGTGGCTGGATATGTCGAAGTTACCCCAGTTGTTCCAGCTATCCCACCTTGTTGCACACCAGCATCAGGAGCTAATTGAGAAGATAGATATAAACGTTGATTAGTGGAAATATTGGCATCATGTTGTAATGACCACCAATACGGTGTGCCAAGATCAAGGTAAACACTTTCAAAACGTTCAAAATCAAAGTAATACATATTGTTAGCGGAAAATTGAGCTACATCTCCTAAGTTGTACTCCCAAAGAACTTGATCTGGTAACGGGCCAGCCCCCGCATTATCGCTCCAAATCCGCAGCCAAACATTTGAACCGGTACTAATACTATTAGATATAACCATGAAACCAAACTGTTTTAACCACCCAGGCCAACAATAAAACCGATGGGCGTACATACGTTCAATATCTGTAACATCTCCAATATGTATAATACCAGAAGAATTATCAGAGCGTATTTGTATCTCCCCACCCTCGCCTAATAGATCGGGGTTTAGGACTGAGAAAGTGACCCCAGATACAGTCTCTATAATAGGGAAATCAGGGTCTTGGGATAATGTGTCTGTTCCACCGTGACGAAGATGGTCTTCCATACTAGCAGGGCGAGATACACCAGCATCGTCAATTTCCCCACCATATGGTTCAAGTTCGTAAATAAGTTCGTCATTCGTTTGCTTGACTTCGTACTCCACAACAGCACCGATGTTCGGTACAAAATCTTTTACTGCGTTAGCAAAAGGAGTAGTAAAGAGTTGGACATGACCATTCTCTCCAAATACACCTATATCAATAGTAGGGTATCCGGCTTCAATACCTCCGTAACGAAAAGTTACTCCTGCTTCTTTATCTAAAAGTTTCTGGACTTGAGCCATCAAGTTTGATTCGTTACGAAGATCGATTCCTACCGTGTTATCAAGTATACTTTGTGCTGTACCTATTTCTCCTAATCGCCAACCTGTGTAGAATAAAAGTTGAGCCAGCAACCCTATGAAAGTAATATCTTCATAATACGAAGTGGGCATAGCACGAGCTTTGTAAACCTCATCGGTTAAGTCACGACCTTTAACTTGCAGAGTCATCTTTCCGCTTCGGTTTGTTTGCTTTACATCCGTGATGTAACCTTGTATAAGGATGTTAGAACCATCAAATATTTCGCAATAACCACCTTCAGCAACCTCTTGTGCTGCATAAGTATTATCAGCCATAGTAAACGAGAACGTGCCTGACTCCGAGAGTTTAAGGGTTAACTTAGCATCAAGAAGCAAAGTATCTGCTACAACTATATCATCACTGTCTTTGAAACGTGCTTTTAACACTGTGGAAGGCATTAGTATGTTCCAAATTTATGTATGTAAGCAACTTTAGCAGAGGCACTCGTTAGGATGAAATTTGTGTAGTTGTACCCTATGAATGTTTCTCCTGGGTACACTCCGTCATATATCCACTCAGGCCGAATGTTAGGAATAATCTCATTATCTCGCACAACCAAACCAGGAAACGGTTGTACATCTCCTGTTAATATAATATCATCATTTCGCAGGCCGAAGTAACCTACTGTATCCAACTGTGTGTTAAGTTGTGCGAGATCAAGAGTGGCAGTAGTAACATTATCTTCTCCATAAGCCAATCCTGACGCATTCCGAACTTCAATACTAATAGAACCAGATAGAGATAAATCAGAGAAAGCGTAAGCAGATGACGGAGGAGCAGACCAATATGATGGGTCTGACCAAAACTCGTATGACCCAAAATCTACAAAGTTGCTCGATACCCCTCCTTGACGATCTTCATTGAAACGACTAGCCCAGGCTGAAGGTGTATAAATAGTAAGATCGTTGCGCCAATTGAAGAACTCTCCTTTTGGCCTAACCCCACGAAATGTCTTAGGATGTTCAAATATGTTACTCGGCACTTCACTCTGAAGGTCTGGGCTGAGAGGATTAGCTACAGGACTGTTAATACGATACTCCCATGTCCAGGGGTTAAGCACTTGCCATCTCCAATCAAGCAAAGCAGCAATCTTAACTTTCTGCCATGCCAATGAAGCAGTTGATCTTTTAGTTCCCAATTCTGAATTACGAGTAATGTTAGTTACAACACCTGTGTTTAACAGCCACGTTATTTTATCCTCACAGTTAGCACAGGAATCAAGATCAAGCCCATCCCGGTCTTCGTAATGAAAGGCGATAAAAGGAATTTCACTACGTCCACCGAGAGACATCAGTTTGTTAACTGTCTGGTCAATACTATGAGCGTTGTCAGCTACAATAGCACCATCCAGAGAAATCTGCTGGTTGTCTGCCAACGGACGAGAAGGGTCATTGTATATGTGTTGCCCAGGAATGTTATGGAACTTGTCAGTTGTGACAGTCCATTTACGATCTGCTTTAAGTTTCACCCCGGAGCTTCCCACCCCTTCAAGAGTTTGAAATACAGGTACATTACCTACCTGATACATTACGAGTGGCATTATATTCTCCCTGCATTACGAAGTTCCGTAATAAAGAATGAGTTTCGATCTGTAAGTTGTGATTGAAGTTGTTCATTAACCAAGTCCGCAATCTCCTGCGGATTCTGGTCAGGTGTAGCGTTAATCTCAATAGTTATTGGTGAAGGTTGTATTTCTACAGGTGAAAGCTGTCTATCAAAACCAGCTAATGGCGCTCTGGATACAGCTTGTTGTGGAACAGCCCCTCCGCTACCACCTTGCACCAGAGGTGAAGGGGCAGTATTAAAAGCAGCTGCCGGGATAACCTTACCTGATGTACCAGGAACTAAGAACGTCCTGTTACCTTGAGTAAAGATTTCCGGTGCGCCTTGTTCTGCAATTTCGTATAGTCTACCACCTAAAATAGAACCACCTTCAGCGCGGCCACCACCACCGCCGCCACCGCCACCACCATCACCGTCGATGCCTTCTTTAGCAAGTGACTGAGCTTCTTTGAATTTGCTGATGACTTCATCAAGGGTCTTGATTAATTTACGCCCACCTTCTTCTGCTTTGGTGAACCCCTTTATCATCTTGTTGAAGAATATGGTTGAAGCTGCTGCCATTAACCCCATCTTAACAATGATCTTATTCCCCTGTGCTATAACAGTAGTACCGAATTTACCAAATTCAGCAATCAAATTCATCATGTGGCCTATCATGGTTGTAATGCCAAAGGATACCGCAAAGGCAAAAACCGCCCACGTTCCTGACATCAGGAAAACTCGTTCAATGAATAAGTCAGATGTTAAGAGAATTTGGTTATACAGAGTGATAAGACTTGTTTCATGTTCCAACGTTTTAATAGCTAATGTAGTCAATGTCTCAATTACTAGATCACCCTGTTCTTTCAGCAGACGTAACGCCTCTGTCAGAGCTTCAGCAGATGCGGAGTCCGTTACAGCCTCAAACTCTGGGGGAGGAGCTTCCTCATCCGGTAAGGCTTCATCTATTTCTTCTTGAACAGTAGCAGCCGGAGTAACTTCTACGTCAGCCACTAAACCTTCACCAGCATCAAGCGTTTCTTGAACCTGGGTGGTCATTGACTCTTGAAGTTTGAACTGTTCTTCTGGGGTTAGTTCTTTAGCTACATACTCAGGAGCAACTTCAACAGGATTAACATTTTCTAATGGGACATCAACAACAGCAGAGTTAAGTACCTCCACCAACGCAGTTCTAAATTCCTCTACTGTTAATCCATCTGGGTCAGTTGTGGATAGAGCGATAAGACTTAACAGATCAATATCAACTTCTTTACCAATTTGGGTAAACTCATCTTCGAGTTTCCCTACGATCAGAGAAATTTCACTCGGAGTAATAATCGCATCGGGGGTATCTTCAAAGAAACTAGCGAGAAGAAGTCCAAGACCGTTATCTGTAAAGTCTACATTTGCAATACGATCAATCAAACTATTCACCATAATTTGAGGAAGGTTTTCATTTGATGCGTCAATTATCGCTTGTAGGTCTTGGTCATCTACACCATAAATAGCTTCAAGTTGAGCCAGGAATAGATTTCGTGCATTTAAGATACTATCGGTACTAATACCTTGTTCCGTAGCAGCCACCATTAATTGATCGAGTAAATTAAGTCCGCCTGTAACATCTTCGCGTGTAATCGCTTGGGTTGGGTCACGAAGAATGGTGTTAAGGCTATCTATTACAGTTGCACTAAGTCCCGCTATGCTTTCATCAGTTATTTGAACTTTATTCGGGTCAAGTAACGCATCAAACAAAGGTTGTAACGTTCCAATATCAGATGTTGCCAGTAATTGCGGAATGATTTGATCGCCAACCCCTGCGATAATAGGCAACCACTTACTAACTACTGCATCTATATTCTCTTGTCCTACAGCATTACCTAAGTCAGTTAAGAAACCTGCGGCAATATCATCTCCGAAGAAACGCATCTTTGCGCGTATACGTTGAAGATCGGCTTCGTTCAAATCCCCACTTTCCAATAGTGAAGATACACTATTAAAGAACGCTGTCGGGTCGCCACCTTCTTCAAACTCTGTCATAGCTTCATCAAACGCAGCTTGAACATCAAGATTAAATGCCACTGTACCCAGGTTAGCGCGTGCCAGTTCCCTTTGAACATCAAGGACAAAGAGTTGTGTTCGTAAGGAGAAATCGTTAAAGAACTCGGCAATCTGATTACTTAGGTTCAAACCCACTACGTTAATCAAACCGACAATTTGATTTAAGACGGTACTAACACGTTCTCTAATCTGATCGGCTGAAATCTCGATACCTAAGAACCCAAGAATATCTGAAGTGATTCCTGTTAAGGTGTTAACGGCGAAATTAGCTACACCTTCTAAAGCAGTTGTTAAACCGCCCAGTATATCTCCTTCTTGGAACTGAGCCAATGCTTCACCAAAATCATCAAACAATTCACCTAGATTATCAAAAGCGTTTTTAACAATCAAGACAATGAAAGCAAGTTTGGCTAACGGAAGGGCGGTTGCTCGGAGGAAGGTTAAAATTGCAGGATTAAATTTTGCTACCGTAAGCGCGGTAAATATAGCAGTTAAAGCCTCCGCAGTTCCTTCAGGAACTTTTAGACCGCTTATAGCATCAGCAATATCCTGAACACCCTTAGCTACAGCCCTAAATGTATCAATAGGAAACGAAATGAGATTACCAATAGCCCGGAAGAAACTTACTTGTTCGGGGCTAGGTGCGCCTTCAAAGATGTTCGCGGCTAAGGCAAAGCCATTATTAATAAGTTGGACTAACGCATCAGCAAACCCGGACGCTGCACCAAGTACCTTACCTTCTTCCAGTTCTGTACCCGCTGTGATAAGACCCCCTAAACCCGTAAGTTCTCCTGCCTGGATTAAAAGTCCGGGAACAAGAGCCAGGGCATCTTTTAATACTTGAACTACGTTGTTAGCAATGAGTTGAATACCAGTTTCAAACCCACCGCCTTGTGCCGGGTCAAGAGCAGTACCAAGTTCTAACAGGAAAGGATTACCAAATATTGTACCTAGATCGGTGATACCCGTAGCAGCCAATGTAAGCGCTTGCCCCATTATCCGTTCCAACCCGCCTCTGAGTTCTTCAACCGCAGGGCCGAAGTCACCAGTCTTGAAGGATGTACCGAGCTTAGTGATTAAAGGAGCGCTAAAGGCAGTACCCAGATCAATAAGCGTGTCTGGAATACTTGTTAGAACTTCGTTAATCTTAGTTGTTATTTCTGTACCAACCGCTGCCCAGTCACTATCACGGAGGGCTGTACCGACTTTCGTAATTAAAGGAGCGCTAAAGGTTGTACCTAAGTTTTCTAACCCAGTAGCTACACCGTCAACAAGCAGCTGGACTTTACCAAGTATTTCATCTCCAACAGATGTCCAATCTCCTGTGTTTATAGCTTCGCCAATCTTTGTGACTAGGGGCGCATTGAAGGTTGTACCTAAGTCGATTAACGCACCGGGAATACCTTCAATAGCTTCCTGTATTTTACTAAGTATTTCAGTTGCAACCGGTGTCCAATCGCTGGTACTTATTGCCGTACCCACTTTTGTAATCAAAGGAGAACCAAGTGTCGTACCAAGTTCAACGAGCTTGTCAGGGATAGTGCCTAATGCAGTTGAAATCTTACCTGCAATCTCTGTTACGATACCGGAGAAGTCTTGGTCGATGTCAATATCACCGAAGCCAAGTAAGTCAAGTAGAAACCTACCTACGTTTTTAATAAGTTGCGGTACACCCTGGATAACTGATTCAACCACAGGGATAAGTTTATCAATAATCCCTGCGAAGAATAACCTGAAACCATCAAAGATGTCTACAGCTGCGCTAATATCAATATCCAAAATAGCGCTGAACACATCCAAGAATGTATTGGCTAATGTCCTACCAAAGTCAGCCAGAGAGCCAATTGCACCTGCAAAGTCACCAGATGACAGTGAACCAACAATGGCAAAGATGCTAGTGAATATATCTCCAAAGAAACCTACTAGACCTTCAAAGTCAATACCAGCAATCGTATTAGCTAACGGGATAAGAACATTCTCATTTAAGAAGTTCAAACCTTCTGTGAAGCTGGTGAGGACGTTGTTAATAACCTCCATCAAGGTTATGTCTTGGTCAAGACCGAGTATTGGAGCAAGCGTGGAGTATAGGTTGGTGAAGATACCGATAATCGTATCAATTGTTTTCCCGATGGCTGTTAAGAAATCGAGCAAGGGAGTAATAGCAGGGCCAAACGCTTTTTTCAAAGCGGTATTAACATCATCACCTTCAAGGATATTAAAAATGGTAGCAATGATACCTTCAAATGCGCCAATAAAGACACGCTCGATTTCATCAAACACGTCTTTAAGTGCGTCAATTCCAAATACTGTCCCTATTGTACCAATAATCTTACCCGGTACAAAGAAAGTTTTGAAGATGTCAGAGAGTAAGTTCTCAATGCTATCCCGATTATTAACTAGGAAATTTCTAATCTTTCCACGTAAAACCTCAAAGAAAAGATCAAGAAGACCGCTGAATTTATTATCATCAATTAGGTCTTCTGCACCTACTAAATCAAGATTAAAAATAGATTTTAATGAGAGAACTAACCCTGCAAGAACTAATTTTGTTTCTAATGTTAGTTGTTGTGTCGCCTTATCCAAAGCTCCACTAAAACCCCCGCCCTCACCTAATGTTTGAAAGAATGTACCTATGGAGTTAAAGATAGCTTGGAAACCTGTTCTAACAAGACCTATCAAACCTTTTAATACTGTAAAGAACCTGAAGACTGAGTTTTCGTCAATGTCTTCGCCAAGAATACCTTGAATAAATGGGTTATCTGCAAGAGAAAGCATTGATTCACTCAAAGAATCACGTACTTTATCACCTGCTCTTTTAGCTTCTTTTTCAATATCCTCTGCGGAATACCCAAATACATCTGCTACAGCAGTCATTTTTTCGCGTACTTCATTTTCAGCCGATTGTATTTGGTCATCGGCAGTCAAGAAACCGAAGAATCCCGTAAACACATTACGGAAGTTCATAAAGTTCTTTTCAAGCCGACTGTTTACTCCATTAGAATTACCAATGAAACGGAGCAACACACCATTCAAATGCTCAAAGAAACCTGCAATTCCAGTACCCACCGCTTCAAGATTATTTCCACCAGCGAATACAATTCCTACTATGCCGAGAATAGCCTTCCCTGTTTCTATCAGCATATCTATGAATACACCTAGAGTAGTAGTCAACTGATCGAAAGCAGTTCTCGCACCACCAATGTCTTGTCGGAAAATTTTAAGTAACGAATTGAACCCGGCTGCAAGTGCAGTTAAAAGCACTACAAGCGGCCCAATTATAAGAAGGAAACCCGCAAAACCCACTGTAAAGCCAGCAATGAGTTTGATAAGGAAGAAACCAATCTTGTGCATTTTAAGCACGTTGAGGAAGAAACTAAAGAACAGACCTCCAAATTTAGTGAAAGTACCTACAAATACCAGTAATCCACCAGTCATACTAGCAAAGATAGACCCAAGACCAATCATAGACGATACAAGCTCAGTTGTAGCGTCATCCATAAGTAATAGACCATCTACAATAAACCGTAACCCTTTAATAAAGGGACGGAAAATATTGTCTAATAATGGAAGGAACACTTTTGTCATCAAGGTTTCAAACGAACCTTGTAACTGAAGCACTTCACCACTAAAGTTGTCAAGCAACTGCATAGCACGTTCAGAAGCGGGAGCAACTCCATTCATTTGAGCAATGAAGTTAGCTAACCCATCTTCACCTTCTTGGAGAAGAATGTTTAGACCTATAGAACCATAAGAACCAGCTAAGTTCTTAATCGCTTCTGCATTCTGTTGCTGGCTACGAGTAATCTGAGTGGTAATTGAATCTGCTTCTACTTGACTACCGGTGACTTCAGCAATAACACGATTAGCGTTAGCTAAAATAGCCTCGTATTCTTGCATCTTTTCTCCCGCTTTTTCTTGATCGAGAGCGCCACCTGTTAATCCATCACGATATATAGCTAACTGACGAGAAGCGCGTGCAGCCGCTTTAGTAGCTGCATCGAAACGCTCTTGCGCCGCATCACTCAAAGGATTACTAGGAGTAAACGTTACTGATTTTGTTGTGTTCAGAGCTTCATTGAGTTCATTAACAATAGTATTAAGGTCTTTGAAGTTCCCTGCGTCATCAGCGATAGTAACCCCCAACTCTTTCAGTTGGTCTTTCGCTGTATTTGTTTGTAGGTTGTTAAGTAATGACTTGAACTGTGTACCCGCACGCGCACCATCAAGACCAGCGTTAGAGAACAGAGCCAATGCAGCAGAGGTTTCTTCCATCGTGAAACCGAAGCTATTTGCAATCGGGCCAACTTTAGAAATACCATCTGCAATTGATTCAACAGAAGCTACTGAACTATCAGCCGCAGCCGATAAGATAGTAGCAGCAGTAGCACTATTATCAAATGTACCTGCAATTTCATCTGAAAACTGATCGAACACCGAGACAACTTGAATCATAGCGCCTGAAATACGCTCGATGTCACCGCTATCGGATAGGGCAGTTAGGTCAGCAATATTGGGTAGAACTGATTCAATCTCTTGTGCGCTCAGACCCGCTTTCACCAAATCAAGTGAAGCGTTGATAGCATCATTAGCAGACAAGGGGTACTTACGCCCAATCTCGAAAGCAAGTGCTTGAACTTGCTTGGTAGTCTCTTCGGAGAGATTACCAAAGACTTCCACACGTTTACTTACTTTATCAAACTCAGCCGCAGCCGTAAATGCTTCGGAACGAAGAAGTGCTCCGACACCGAAGTTACGATGAATCTGCGCTCCAACATTGGTCATTGTCGTACCCAGTTGAATAACACTCTGGGCAACGTTGTTCAAAGCATTTTTAACTGCCGATTGCAGCCGGAGGAAAGGACGAATTGTACCGTCAATAAACCTTTTCGTTAAAGCTATTGGGTTTAAGTTCCTAAAGGCGCTAGCGATTGTCTTAAATAGGAGTTTAGCAATCTCGGCTTTTAAGATACCTTTGGCTATTGTTGTGGATAGTTTCTCTCCAAAACCGGCAGCAGACTTTTGAACTTGCTGTCCTTGCGCACCTTGTAGTGCTAAAATTTGTTGCAAAGAGTTTAGTGACTGAGCAACGTTCTTATTAACTTTGACTTTATTTAGTTGCTGTAAAGCTTTAACAAGGTTAGATATAGCTTTGATAGGGCCTTCAAAAGCTTTGTTGTCTCTACCTTCAACACTAACATCAGACACAATCTTGAACAAGTTTGCGATGGCTTTAATAGCTTCGGCAGACCCCCCAATATTCTTAGTCTTGATCTTACGCATCTCTTTGATGATCTTGGTGAATGACTTAATACGAGCTAAGATCAACTTGTTAACTTGCTTGGAGTCCTTTAGCCGTTTGACATCAACACCAGTGGAGAATGCTCTTACAATATTAGCAATCGCGCTAAAGATTTGCGCCAGTAACTTAACACCTTTTGCTCCACCTTTGAAGGTAAGGATGGTGGAAAGACCGCGCACAGCAATTGTGAGAATAGAGATTAGGGTGACTAATTTTTTAGCCGAGCCTATATTAATATCGGCAATATGACGGAACATACCGGAGATACCTAAACCGACACGTTCAAATGTAAGCGAAAGTTCCCTGGAAGCCGCGCCGCCAGGGAGAGATTTCAAAATGCCAGCCAACCCAGTAGTGAACGTACCCAACGCGCCGATAATAAGGCTAAGGCTTGCAGCATTCTTCTTATTGATTTTTTCTGTATTCTTAAAGAGTTTTACAATGCTAGACGACAAACGAGCCAGGGTTGCTAATGACTCAACGGTTGTCCCATCTAACCTAACACGTTCAAACTTTTTAAGACTGTTGGCTAGTGTACCAAGACTTTGAAAGAACTTCTCTGTGTTCTTGTCGAACTTGAGGCTTGAGAGAAGTTGGAAAGCTCGAATTACCCCTTCAAGTTGCTTTAGGTCTGTTTTCTGAATGGCTTTGGCAATATTTTCGAGTTGGTCAAGACCTTCTATCTTGATGGATATGCCTTTGGTCAGTTTCTTTAGAACTTTAAGCTCACTACTTACCTGACCAAGACTGTTATCAAGACGATCAAGGGTCTTTATAAATTTGTCAAAGGTGTTGGCATCTATAGCAATAGTAGCAGCAGGCATATTAATCCTCTAATGTAAATTCAACATCCAGTCCTTCTTTAGAGGCTCTCCTTTTTGCCATAAGCAGTATAGATTCTGTGAAATTTCTAGCTGCGATTCTCTTTCGGATAACAGGACGAAAGATTATCTCGTGTTTAGGATTTGGTACGGCTAATTTCAGCGAACCTGGGGCAGTCATCTTGTTAGAGCGTGTGTTACGCATAGGCCAAGCTTTAAGTCCGTGTTTCGCTGCATCACCTTTAGGTCGTTTCTCACCCAGATCAAGGATGTTAAATACAACACCCCCGTCATTGTCATCATCTACGGATACGTTATACCTAGTAAACGTACTACGGAAGAAACGACCTTTTGTATAGTTTTCTTTTGCAATACTTACTTTAGCTCCTGCTACGCCAGCCCCTCCGCTTGATCTACTTTTGCGTATCATCCCTTTAATGAGTTTATCGTATTCTTCTTGGACGATTTCTAAAGCACGATCTACTTGAGACTGTTGTTGCTGTGCAAAAGCTCTTTCAAATATACCTACGATGGTAGACGGTTTTTCTGCAAGGATGTTAATTCTCTTGTTCATTACTTATTCCTTTTAGAAGAACGGTCTTTTAAGCGCCTTTCCATAATGTCGTCATGCCTACGAAGAATGTCCATAATGCCCTCTAAATGGTTATGAGCAATAGCTTTAGCTAACGCATGTATCGCGTTATCATCCATGCCTTCTGGCACACGCCACATATTTAGCTTTTTTAGAGAGGAGATCAAATCGAAATCATAAGGAGTATCTTCGATTAATAATGAACCGAATAACTCCTTTTTATGTTCTTTGATCGCAGTTGTTTCGCCTTCGAGAATCTTATGTAGCTTCTGCCACCTCACCAGTACCGGAACTTTGTTCTTTATCTTTTGTCCGTTTGGTGCGCTTTCTCGTATTGTTATCGTCGGCGCTAGTTTGTGCAGGTATATCGTCGTTAGCGCTGACAGGCTGAAACCCTGCTGTGTCTGTCACGCCCTCAACGTCAGCTACGATTTTCGCCATCGAGTTGTTGATGATGGTCATCACACGCGATTGCAACATCATATCTGAACCGAGAAAGTCGATAATTTGTTTAAGGCGATATTCCAGAGGATGACTCAAATTCAAAGACGGTTCTGGAATTTCAGGGAGGCCGGGAGGAGCTTTGGATACTTCCCAGGGTTCTGGGATGTTGATAAATTCATTGTCAACCAGTAACCCCAACAACCAAGAATGCTGTTGTACATCATAAGCCCACTTCTCGTAATGCTGTGCAGCCATACGCACAACTTTGTTACCATCTTGCTCCGCGTATTGCTTGGCAATAATTAGAGAAAGAGGGTCAGTAATGGATACAGATTCGGTATTGAAGGGAATACCACGAGCAACCTTTAGAGCCATATCATACTGGTCTACGGCAGTCCGCGTATTCTTGTCAAACAGAATATGTAACTTTTCTGGTTCTTCAACATTGGTGTCTACATACTCATTTACCAGATATTCAATTTGATTAGGGGTTTTTTTGTTAGCCACAATCTGTTCTCCTTGAACATATAGTGTACCATAAATAAAGTGGTTTGTCAATCCGTAAGAAGCCAACTAAGTGTTGTTTTCCTACTGAAAGAATAGGGGTAAACATACGTTCACCCCTATTTGTATTACGAACTACTTATGCGTTGGGGTAAAACGCCTTACCAAAGACAACTTCACCGTCATCGGTGCAGAAGCAGAATTGGTTAAAATCACCATCCACGCCTTCTGCGCCATCGGTGTAATTACCAGTGACCGACGTACCATTTTCCAACGTAACCGAATTCCATTCCATGTTGGTCAGCATATCACGGATGAACAATCCCGTTCCTGCGCCAACGATTGTGCGGAATTTTGTACCAGCGATAGCTCGGATAACAGAAGCGCCAGCCCCAGTTGCGAACTCAGCGAATGTTTCCCCACCATCCAGGGTTTCTTCGTACCAAGAGCCACCAGCATCAGCGCCACCAACGGCGACATGATCTTTAGCCAGCACTTTTACGCGCCAAGCAGCAGTAGGTGTTCCAGCCAGATTAGCAGAAATATCAACAATGGTAACTGTTGAACCGCTAATGTCAGCCTTGAGGAACGTCCCCGCTTCGGACACCATGTAGAAGTTACCTGTTTCTTCATCAACGTCGATTGAAACGATTGTTTCAGTCGCAGGCAGCGCAGCCGATGTAATAGCAGTCCAGGTCGCCCCGTTGTTATTACTCAGATACACTTTTGCAGCAGCACCACCAACTCCACCAACCGCCAGGATATTCTCGCCTAAACGAGCGAAGTCCCAGATCGGTTCGACAACACCAGTGACCGCACCGAAGTTCAGGCCACCGTCGCCGGAGACAAAGATTGAACCAGCTGTACCCGCAGCAGGCGTAACAGCGTCGGAAGTACCTGCCAACACAATCGCACCTTCTGTCCACAGACCAACGGCGTAATCAGCAGCACCGCCACCTGTAGTCAGGGTTGTCTGTGTGGCAAAACGGTCATCAGTTAGTTCCGCTTCGGGAACAGCAATACCGTCACCACCCATTGTAATCATTCCAAGACCAACAACATCGGTGCAGGACGGGCAATCCGCCGTTGTGAACTCAATTGTATGCAGTTCTGCTGTACCAATGTCATAGATCGGCTGCAAGCCTACGGCCCACAGACGGAATTGTTCCGAAATACGAATTGTCGAAGTGGAAGTAATGATACTTTCCTCGTCAACCGTAATTAGATCACCTTCAGGAACAGCCGGGTCAAGCAAAGCATCCGGCATGATTTCCACATGGTTGTACCGACGGTCATCAGGACAGAGGTACTTCATGTAAAAGGTTTTTTCGCACCCAGTACGCAGCGTAAGCTCCATAGCAGGTGTCCACAGCGCCCCAGACGGGAAGCCGACGGTATACTGACGACCACGTTCCTCTGGCGCACGCTTGGTCTGAACGACAGTCTTGATACGACCATTTTTCAGTCGTACACGAGTGACAGTCAGAGCGTCCGACAAATCAACGTTAGCATCAGTTAGTGTGTGACCTAATAGCTGCTCAGGACGGGAGATGGCAGTTGTACCATCCATCATCAGCAGATAGTCTTTGGTATCAATACCACTATCAGGCCCAAAAAATTCAGTAGCCATTTAATGACCTCCTAAAGTTTATGTGGAAAAGCTTGATCGAACATTCGTTGAACAACGTGCTTATCTTCCAGGTCTTCGGTGCTGAATGCACCAGAAGCCCAAAATGAGCGAAGCACTTGTTCGCGTACTGCCTCGATGCTCGGCAGCATTGCTTGTAGTTCTTGTTCCCATTTATAGACTTCGATGAGATGTTTCTCATCTACTCGTTGTACTTCTTGGAGGTCACGAGAAACTTCGCCCTCGTTAACCAAAAAACCGCGTAATGGAGAGTCAACTGACACAACCAAGTTCTTACGTGAACCCCCGTACTCGTAGACCCGGCGAGTTGCCAATTTAACTTCAACCTTCGCAGATTTCTTCTTAACTTCCTTAACTTCTTGTGCTTCTTCAGGTTTGTTATCACTAAACATAGTAGTCTCCTATAGCAAAGTATACTTCATGATGGCAACTCCGGTAAGGGTTTCCGCATAAATGCGTTGCCCATGTAAGTCACCGTATTTGAACGATTGTGTAGTCTCATTCGTGATTGGGTTGAACTTCAACGAACCATACGCTTGTTGATTTTCGTAGATGAACCCATGCTTGACTTCACAACCACAATCTTTTGTGGGCAAATCGGCAGCAACTTTATGCAACATAGCATATAGTAAATTAGATACTGACGAGAAGGCGTGCTTAGGAAGATATTCAGGAGCAGTCTTATAAGTATGAGTTACTTTCCAGTAGCCTGTTCCATCATCGGTTATAGGGCAACAAGACGAAGTGGCAACCCAAGTTATTCCATCGTCATCGAGCTTTGCATCTATACAAAAACTGACAATACCTTGTTTAGCGTCAATAATTGTAGTTGCAGCACGATACGTTGCATTGTCGCAATCACATTCGTAATCGCATTTGCACTCTCGCGTAATAATGGCTTTTGATTCAGTCTCCGTAACACAACGGAACTCAATCTCCTCTAATAACTTATAGTATTCCCCAGGTGCGCCTAATAAATCAGTAGGCGCGTTATAAAATGCAGGGTCAACTAATGTATAGATGTAAAGCCAATAACGGGTTTGACCACCACCAATATCTTCAGGAGCTTTAGCTTGCGGTATAATTTGGTTTGTATTTTGGTATACAGGATGGGTTTCCCCTGCACAAACAGGAGTGGTAATATCTACAAACGTGTAATATACATGCTGAATATTAAGTAGATCAAGTGCAGTATACCCAATAACGTCTACGTCTATAGCTATTTCCCAGTTACCTGCATTCCTACGTGGGTAAGTTGCGGAATGGAGCAGTGGATACACATGACCATTGTCATCCCTACGAATAAGGACATTGTGGGGGTTATCAACGATACTTGCATCAACTGTTACTACCCATACGCCACCTACATTAGCCGCTGTAGTGCCTGTTACGACAAATGGGTTCACCGTAACAGCATCCAAGCCAGCCAGAGTTGACCAAGCTTGAACTACATCTGCTTCTTCTATCCCAGGCCAGATACCGTCTTGTTGAGGTTCTCCAAACAAAAACTTATCTGTGTTTGTATGATAACGGGGGGAGAAGTTGAATCCGACATGACGTTCTGTTTCTTCTTGAACAGAATACAGAGTACGCCAGATGGCCTCTCGCAAACACTCATTAATAACAGTGTCATCGTAGCTATTATCTTCTTTGTTATCAAATCGCATATCCCCGGTGAAGACACCGTACATTCTCCCGTTGTAGTGACTTTTATGTGCAAAGTCATCAAATGAAACGGACAGAGAATTTACTATGTCCCAGGTTTGGGTAGGAGTTAGGTTTGGGGTAAACGTGTACAAATTAACAAGAGTCACTTGTTACCTCATATCCTTGCGCTATCCAGAAATCACGAGTTGACTTCGGTACGCACACAGCAACTAGATGTACAGGGATGAGCATACCACCTGGGTCTTGTAGTGCTTCTGTACAAGTAGGGCAGTACACCATGAAGTTTCCCCCATCTTTAGCTTTCGTCAGGGGAGTCGTCTTCCGACTCTTTTTTCCGCAACAAGCCATCGTATACCTCAGATAGTAATGTACTCGCGCCAGCTACCGCTAAATGAAAGAAAATATATTCTAAGAAATTTATTGGTACGCCGCGCACAGCGCTATGTATAAACATCGGGCCGGTAATGCAGAAAGTTGTCCAGAAGGACAGACACTTAGGGCATGTCCACCGTTCCATCTTATGTGGAATGATCTCCCACAAATCCCCGTGTATTTCGTAGGGGTTAAAGATTACAGTAAACCGTCTGATATAGTCGAACAGAGCAACAGGTTGTGTGTGGTATGTTTGACTATTGTGAATGAATTTTTCTGTAGACTTGAAAGGCCCGAAGTGAGAGATTCTATCTTCATACAGCATAACTTGAAGAACATAAAACGCTGCAAAGATAGCTATGATAAATTCAAACATCGGTTATCCTGAGTGAAGGGGTGGTGTGTAACCACCCCTTAGTTTCATATTGTAGCAATCGTTAAGCCATGATAACGGCAACGTTATCACTGTCAGACCCACCAGGGCCGATAGCAACGCCACCAACTTGGTACGTACCTGCACCAGCATACGTGTGTGTAACCACAGCATCTTCAGTGATAGTACCATCACCCCACAGCCAGTACGTCTTTGTGATCGTACCAGTGTTAGCATCGGTAATAGTAGCATCCAGACCAGCACCACCAGCGTCATCGTCAACAACTGTGAAGCTCACCACAGGGGCAGAGCTACCGGTCATCGTTAACGAAGCAACTGCCCAATCAACCCCGCCAGGGCCGATAACATACAGTGTAACTGTATATGTGCCAGCCAAGACATAGGTATGAGTATTGTTCGCAGCACCAACACTGTACTCACCGTCACCCCAGTCCCACAGATACATCGAAATGTTACCTGTTGAAGTGTCCGTAGCCGTAGCGTCTAGTCCAGCCGCGCCAGCGTCGTCATCAACGACGGTGAAGCCAGCATGAACCTGTTCGTCCGGGGGATAATCCCGATTCGGAACGTTGGCAACCATCGGTTTCATAATACGCAAACCGTCAATCATTGTCTGCCATTCAACGTCTGTAAACGGAGGGCCAGCGTAGCTCTCCATGTACTCAGCCATCAGGCGGGTAACGATTTCCAGTTCAAAACCGGGATGGTTAATCCCACGAACCGAATGGACACGCTTGGCAATCTCATTAGCTGTCTGAACATCATTCAACTGATCGAAGGAGATCGTGAAAGCAACAGACAGGGCAGAGGCTACAGCAACTTGCATATCGCTGTTAGGCGCGTGTGCGGGAACGGCTTCACTACGAGTAATTGGCCCATAGGGAGCTTTGACGTTTGCCAGAATCCCATCAAAGTTACCATTAGTAATTGTAGTAGGCATTATTTACTCCTCTTTACTTTCGGCAAACAAGTCGAGAGCTTCATCTTTCTTAGGCCGACCACGTTTGCGTTTCGGTTTTTCTTCTTCTTCCAGAATTTCTTCTGCATGAGCTTCAGCAACAATCGCTGCTTCAACATCTTGCGCAGTTTCAATGTCTGGTTTCATAATTTTAAGCAAATCTTCCAGTTCGTCAGCCGAGAATTCATTAAGAACCCGTTCTTTCAACATTTCGGGAGTCATCATACCCATAGCGTCCTGTACACTAACTCGCACAGGTACAGCCATTTCTTTCCCACCGATAAACTGTTGAGTAACAGCTGCCGCAACATCAGGACTCGTTGTGAATGTTTCGACTGAACCTTTGCCCCTAATCTCAGCGCGAGACTTTTCAATCAGTTCTTCAACATCATTTTGTGCAACCATGATGTGTTCACCGACACTTGCAGGAGCGTGATAAGGTACACCCTTCACATTGAAGGTAGGCCGACGTTGGGCGTTCTTGAAATGCACGCCGATATAGTAAACTGGAACTTGTTTTTCGTTTGCCATTGTTCTCTCCTAGTAGTTAGTTACGTTGGGGTATTAACCCCAACGTAACATATTATACTACAAACTTAAGAGTTTGTAAAGACCCAAGTTTACAGCGGAGTGAGCAAGCTAACTGCACCGCCACCCTGAGCGCCATCATAAGCATAGAAATCTGGCGACCAGAACATTCCACCTTCATTCTCATTTTCAAGAATTGTAGTGAGCGATACGTTATTGATACGTGCTTGCATCGGTTGGAACAAACTTGTCAAACGTCCACCAGCTTTCAAGTAGTATTGGAAGCAAGCGTTGTTTTCCAGTTTCCATCCACCCTTCATCAGACCATTCATCAGAGCGAATGTATCTTGATGTCCGTTGTCGGGGGTAACAAACTGTGACCAGTCCATGTATTGCTGTTCCAGAATGGTCATGCCGTTGATGCGCCGGGTCAAGATCATGATGTCGCCGGTCACGCCTTCAGCTTCGTTGTCTCCACCGGGGTCAATAGTTGTGTTACGGCCCAAGTTACCATCCGGGATAACCGGAACAGCCATACCATCAACGTCAATGAACCCAAAACCAAGACCACCCTGAGTAATGCGTGAACGCTCACTCAAGAAGTCACCGTATGTCATCTGACCGGTAAACTCTGTAGCATCAAAGGCGACGTGTGAGCCAGAGGCGCAGGAGTCGGCAATATAGGGCCACATAGCAGCCGGGAGCAGAATAGCCATATCATTCACAGCCAGCGACCAGTTGCGAGACAGCGCACGATTACGCAGCTTGCGAACCATACCTCGGATTAGTTCGAGAATGCCAGCAGCAGTCGTAACCGCAGCAGCATTAACGATCAGAGGATTAGGCCAATGGGGAACGCCAGGGCCAACAACTTTACTAGCAACATAACCATTGCTGATGATCGTATCAAGACCATCAAACTCCATTACGGAGTTGGTGATGTCACCGTAAACCAACAGATAACTCATGTGCTGTTCCATCAGAATGAGGGAACGAGCAACAGCCCAATCAGCATCGTTAGTCAGAGGCATTCCTGCCTGCCCACCACGAACCTGATAAACCGGGCTTTCTTCATAGTCCTTCATACCGAAGTCTTTGTCCTTTAGGACAGGACTCTGGAACGACCACTCTGCGCCTTCCATGTGATACTCGAACCCTGACCAATCGCTGGTCGGGCCGTAGTCACAGTCGGCAATTTCAACGTCACGTAGGTAATCGCGGTAGGTTTCACTACCATCGAAACCGTCAGGAGCAATCCATTCCAGATGGCTAACATGCGGATAGCGGTAATCAACCAACCGAGCAGGAAGCCACTGAGCCAACGCTGACCCACCTTTGATTACTGCACTTACAGGTTCATCTTCCACCAGGGAGAATGGCCCGTTTTCGTACAGCCAACCGTCAACCGGACGAGTACCAGTGATAACGTCCTTTTTGAAGGTTTTCACAAAGTTCTCGAAGGCTTCAGGGTCGTTTACGTTAACTCCGGCAGTACGCGCAGCTTTGTATGCCTGAAGAATATCAAAATTTTCCATTTTTAACCACCCTTTTTCTAATTTCTGCCAGGAGCATTGGTTGGCAGATAGCTAGATTTATCTTGCGTCCGAATCTTCAGTTTGTCTTCAGCTTCTTGTTCTTCTTCCGACATCCCACCTAATTCTTCAGCAATATTACGAGTTTCAAACTTCAATTGTTTCGCAACATTAACCGCAAACGATTTCAAACCCGATTTCACCACGTCCAAAGCTGTCATAGCAGTCTTCAGAGCGGTTTTGGTTTCTTCGTGGTTCTCTGTCATCTGGGTTTTGATCTCGACTACGCCAGTTCCCAGTGTTTCCACCTGAACTGTCAGAGCGTTGATCTGTTCAACAAGTTGTTCAATCTGACCGGACTTCGCCAAGTCTTCAGAAAACAATTCGTCAATTTCACCAGCGAGATTTTCGGTTTCTTCAACTTCCGGCTCGTCAACTTCCGGCTCGTCCAGTTCCAAATCCAGCACAACGTCAAGAACTTCTTGACTGATGTCATGTGACTTCAGAACGTCCACAACCGCATTTGGATTCGCGGGGGTGGGGGTCAAGCTAATTTCAGCTACGTGCCATTGGTCGATGTGACCACTATCCCAATCAATCTTTACAGAAGTTTGAACTGGTTGCGAACTTGCACCTAACAGACCTTTATCAGAAAGAGCTAACAGCATGTCGTGGTACAGGAATGCACGACGAACTTCCAAATCCCACACCTGTCCTTCGTCGGTTTCCTTAACGTATTTGGCGTAACCAATCAGTTCCTGCCCGATCTTGCTGTGCAGGGCGTGGTGGTAGTACGCATATACGGTGTCAACCGTAACATTACCGTCAGAATCTTTCCCCAGGTTAGTGTTTGTATCAAAGTATTCACCTTCCAGGTCTTTCCCTTGTAGGTAGTCTGGGCCACCAAACGGAACACCGACAACGCGGAAGACTGTTACATCTTCCCTATCGTTCTCAAGCTGTTTGACGTTGGGGCTGACGTACCGGGGGATTCGATTCTTTTTCATTTTGAACCTCTTTTCCAAAACGATTATTCTTTTGTGTGTACGCTAGTATAGGAGCAATCTTTCTCTCCTCAATTCGCCACGCACGATAATGAAGCCGACGAAGATAGCCTCTTGCAGTCAAAACACCCACATGCTTCGCGGCTGCTTGTGGCGTACAGCCATACATCTCAGCCATTTCTTTTAAGGAAACAGCCCTACGTTGTGATACGTTAGAAAATATCTTGCAGTAGAACTCAATAGTACGAGCCGGAAACGACTCTAACAACATCTGGGCCGCAATATAGAGTTCAGTAGGTAGTGCTTCTCTACGACTCATTACAGTTCTCCAAAACTATCCCAATAATTGTATGTTGTTCCTCTGTGATAGGGGTTTCCTGGACAACTGCTTTTATTGCGCCTTTGATCTCACTTTCTGAATAGAGTGTCCCACTATCTTTTGCCCACTTGTTGATAGCTCGTTTGTTGGACTCGTATAGAGTTCTAAGCTCATCGGCGTTTTGTTCGTGTACTTCGTCAACCGAAGATTCAAACATTTTTTCCGCATCAACTTCTTGTACGGTATCTACGCCATTTTGGTGCATTAGATCGGCTAAGTATTCTGATACCTGAAACACTTTAGATCGTCTGTTGACAACTTTTCCATTCATGTCAACTTGTACTTCATCATAGTCGGGAACACCAGCAGATTTATCTTTATCAGCAGCAGATTGAACTGGGGGTTCGTCACTACTGACTATCTGCTCATCATCACCATCAGGTGGAGGGAACTCATCTGGATTACGCCGTACAACCCCTTCTTCTTCTACCGCCATTCCTGGTTCTCCGGGTAAAAGAATGTCGAGATCATTAGGCATAATCTGAAGTTGTTGCATCCACGCAACGGCAGCATCCAAATCCAAACGGGCTTGTAGTACAGTGGCAAATTGCCCTAGACCTTCAGCAGTCATCTTCAATACTTCAGCTTTGTTCTTTTGGCTAGCAAGGTCTACTTCTTCTACAAACCCAAACCGGACACGCCCAAATTGACGTAAGATTTTAGTCCGATTCATCAAACGTTCTTCACTACGTATATATGCACTTGGGCCTTTTTGCAGTTGTCGTTGTTCTTGAATTTCTTCCAAAGCTCGGTTTGTGGTTGTTTCTTCATTCCAAAAATGTCGGAGCGCAAGCCCAAGCGCAGATGAAATCTCATTCGCGTAATTGAAGGTAGAATTCTCTCGATCAAATGATTCTGGAATTTCAGCAATACCGATCTTGGTTATCATGTTATTTATAGGCTGACCAGAGAGGTTGTTAACCGCAACAACAGGAACACCAACCTTACTGGGGTCTAGTCCTGCCCAAAGTCCTAGAGATGCTTTAATCGCATCTCCAATCGCATCAGCCACTTGGTCTGATGCTACCAACATGATGTCTCGGATTTTACGTCCATCAGCTGAAGCTGAGTCATGTTCGCGTACCAACCAAGCTAGTGTAGCACTAGGTACAAGGAAGTGCATTGGAGCAATAAAAGCTCCTTTAGAACCTAAAGGCATGTGGTGAAGTAAATGCACTTCATCAAACCTAAACTTTCTTCCTCCGTATGTCCAGACCTTTTCGGCATCAGTGACAGGGGTATCAGTTTTGTTTTCGCGTTTGAAAGTGAGTTCTGTCGGGTCAAGATATTCTATACGGTTATTCTTACCAGACTGTTTTTTGTACCGGAAAGCAACCCGACCAATTGTTAATGAATCCAAAGCGCGGCGACGAATATATTCTTCGTAACCGTGATACCGCATACCGGAATGAAGGTCTGTCACCTCTGTCCGATGTAAGAAGTCTATTGAACGTAAGCACGAGCGTAATTTGCCTGTAACTAACCATTCTCGGCCTGCGGCAACCTGTTGATAGACAGTAGCCGCGCCAGGAAGGATAGGAACTTTCCAAATGAACGTGTCTCGAATATGCTGTGAATAGGCTAGGTGACGATTGAGATCGAAATTGCTCCTACCAACACCAATAATAGCTGTCCCATAAGTCTTAGCTGCTTCGGCAGCAGCATAAGTTTTTTGTTTGTCGGTCATCGAGACCTTAGCAGTTATTTCTGTTCCAGCCATGCGTCCAATTCCTCTAGTCTGTCAATTAACCAACCGACAACGACTTTTAAGAACTCCCAATACCATTTTGTGGATGGTTTGGGTTTTGGCTCTTCCGGTTGTTCGTCTATATGCTCAATCATCATCCGATGAAGAGAATATAGACTACTGCAATCGAAACCGTTTTTCAAATCCCAGGTGGGTTCGTGGTAAGACCATGTGAAAGTGTGCAATCCGATGTATGTTTCATCGTAAATCTGTTCCGCATATTTGAATTGTTCAAACAGAACTTTTTCAAAATGAACGCCAGGATAGTAACCAGCATATACGTTCTGCATTGTTAGAGGGCCACGCATAGTGGAGTATTTTTCACCTTTGACGTTATCAGGCAGACCATACATTCGTTCTAGTATGTCATATACGTTATCCGCTCTTTGTGTCCAATCAGGCATTCGATCTAAGAAGAACTCAGTAATGAGTTTCTTGTGTCTTGCTACTCCAATATCTATAGCGCGAAGGTCGAACCATGCAGTACGGAGGATGTGCCAATAAGGAGGCATTTTCCAACCAATGATTTCACCTGCATCATCAAATACCGGGGTCTTTTCAAGGGGCAATTCAAGAGGCCAGTCAGGAATTTGCACTCTGTCAGGATATGTCAGATTCTCTAACGGCCATTGACCCACACCAGCAGGAAGTAAAATACCAGTGTACTCGTGCCAACCACCGTAATGGATGTCACGCTCACTCCAATCAGCCAAACGAGTAAGGTACTTATCAAACCGTCCACTGATAACTTCTTCTTCAGTCCATACGGCAGCACCGAGATTACCCAGACTGGCGTGGTAGCCTTTCGCTTCCAATAGTTCACCAACATTGATAATCCAATCAAGCATGTTGCTTAGATCATCTCCATGTGGGCCGGGTTCGTTCAGAACATAAGTCCACACGCGCGGGTCTAGGTCTTTAACCAGTTCTTCTACGTAGTCATAAGGACGTTGGTGCTTCCACTGGTTGCCTTCGGCTTCTGAATACTCGCGCCGCACAATAATCGTCTTACCTTCTGTGGCAGCGAGTAGATCAGCCAGGAAATTGTGTCCTGCATTCATAACAGTGACACTGGTCGGCTGGTATCTGTGCATGTAATCTAAGAAGTATGCACGATCTCTTAAACGAGAGGCATTGACGTTAAATGACACACGTTGCATTAGCAATCACCATCAACAAACTTGCCTTGAATAAGGGTCTTTACCGTTTCTAATTCAGATCGAAGGGCTTTAATCTCTGTTTGTAACCCTGTGTTAGTTTCACGGAGTTCTGTATTTTCTCGACGTAAATCTTTGTTCTCAGCTTCGAGTGCAGTTTGCTGTTGGGCGGTACTAGCGAGACTGAGTTCCAATTCACTAATTCTCTTTTCGCGTTCCAGATCACGTTCAATCGACTGAGTGTATTTACGTTGTAATTGAATATGTTCGGAGAGTAAGTCTCTATGAGCTTCTTCAACCTTGTCCAATCGCGTTTGCATAAGAGAAAGCACTTCAGTATTAGCAGTCACTTTCTCTATTTGCTCGGTTTGAGCTATTTCAGCAGTATCGAGTTTTACTCTATTATCAACCAATTCTTTACGCATAGCACGTAGTTTTATAGTTAAGAATGTCGCACCATAAACAATACCAACACTAACTAGTGCTAATACAGCATCAATTACTGGTTGTAATGGGTTGTAGTCCATAGGTTATCTCAGTTTCCTGTCCGCAACATGGACTGTAAGTACCCACTGTAAGATAACCCATCCTATGAAAACTGGATAAACATAAAAAGGAGCAGGTTCAATCCGTTGCGCCAATGTATAATAAACGAATAAAATCGTATAAAATGCGGAGGGGGTTGTACCTATAAATATCACCCACCACGCCGGTCTCGGTAGTACCATTAATATAGAACCTACTACAACGGTAAGATTTATATAGAAATGGAAGGGAAGAAAAGGCAACTGATGTGTTAGTTCATGAATACTTATATGACCGTACTGAAATGGTTTTCCATGTTCTATGAAAGATAACGTCACCCCAAATACAAAAGTCCAAATACCAATGATAGTTGATATTTGGGTGAGCCAGCATAGAAATTTTCGTATGGCAAAAGGGCAATTAGCTTTGCATTTTTGGAGAAACGAAATAAGTATAGTCATTGTCATCTATACTAAATAAATTAAGTCTTACCACATTATAACATACAGTTACTTGTTTGTAAAGGGCTAATAACAACTAAGGGTTACTTTGGGATATTTGGGTTATAATTTGGGATAAAATACCCCCCTACTCCGCCGACTCTTATTTGAGAAGGGGTATAGGGGGGTCAAGAGAGGTCAAACGACTGAATTCAGGGGATACCCCTAGTAGGGGAGGGGGGTAATATTACGTTAGTATTTCGTCAATAATACCCAGTTCTAGTGCTTCTTCAGCATTGAGCCATGACTCACGACTTAGTAAGTCCTTCACTTGCTTACGTTTCATAGACGAATGTGCCACGTAGAAAGTAATCATATCGTCCATAAGTTTCTTATTAATAACCATGTCATCTTCCATGTCGGTGAACTTACCCCACAGAGAACCTGTTAGTTGATGAATAAGAAAGTAAGTGTGGGGTAGGGAGAAACGTTTGGCACAGGCCATTGTCATCAACGTAGCCGCACTAGCTACCCGACCTTCTGCGATAGAATAGACAGGTGTCTTTGATCGCTTAATATAGTCTACCATAGCCCACCCAGGAAACAGGTATCCACCAGGAGAGCAGACGTGAAGCCATACCGGGGTAGGGGGGTGAGTATCTTCCACGTTAAGGGTTGCTTGTTGAGTACGGTAGTAGTTATCCAAATTTCGCAATGAACCAATCAATTCAGTGGCGTGTTTTTCGTCCACATCGACATAGTACGTAATATGGTTATATTCTGACTGAACCGATAATACGTTTTCTTCTATTGCGTTTATTGCACTTGGCTCTTTGTAAAGCATCGTTGCTCCTACATAAGATAATTGGACTTAATTCTGCGGACGGAAGCGCTGCTTGCTGACATACCTAAGTATTGGAGTACCAGAGTAATAGCGTCAATAGTGTCATCATGTCCATACAACGGAAAGTTAAGACATTCTGTAATAAGCTGCTTGTGTACCGGGTTATCTGTGTTAAAGAACATTTGTCCGCTATTAACCTTACGTGCCATGATGTCAGCCCGATGGCCTTTATCACCGATGGGACGAAGTTCGTCAGCCGGAAGGTAGGGGAACTTCTCTACCAGAGCATAACGATAAGCAGACTGGAAAGCGACCTTTTCGATAAGGAGCTTGTTCAGCTTCCCGTATTGGTCATGCACCATGTTAGCGAAATAGCCTAACTCCTCAATTACTTTGTCGGGCGTAGTCTTAATCCGGTGCATATCCAAAACATATAGATTCTGGCTGTTATCGTAGCCGACAGCGGCGAACACAGTGAAGTCTGCGTCCTGTTTGATGGACAATGCCAGATCACAACCGATGATGATACCTGCAAGTTCCGGCAGAGGGTTAGGGAGCTTCGTTTGTAGCTTGTCGGGTGAGAACATAGCCGAAGCAAGAGCCTGCGGGTCATTTTGATACATTACATTAAACATTATAGGCCCGACTTCGATGCGTTTCGCGTTGAGCTTCTCCATAGGCCAGTATTCAGGCCAGTAAGATTTCTCTACCCCGTTCTCATCTGCTCGGATAGCTTGTATTTCTAAAGTGTGCCACGCCGGGTTCTCCATTAACTGAGATGGGACATCTCCGATCATCCAGCGCGTGCCGATATTAATACACTTAGCATTTTCTTGTAAACAGGGAGTAAGCGTCCGCATGATATAGTCGTACATATCCCGTTGGAGGTTTTCTTTCAAATGGCTCTCATCTACAATATCATCCAGCATCATTAGCCCTGAGATACGTCGTCCAATTACACCCTTGCCACCTGCGCCGGTACTGAACATAGTAGGGTCTTTCAGTGAACCCAAGCGTTGGAGAATACCCCGCCATTTACTATAATGAACGGGGGTGGCAACACCAGATTTAGAATCAAAGAGAGCCTCTGCGTAAACAGAGAACTCATTGACAGTATTACGTTGTCTTTCATCCACCTTAATCCAGGGGAAGACGTTTTGGAAACGTTGATCGTGTTTGATAATATCTCGTATCATTGACTGACGAGCTTCAGCCTGTTTCGCTGATACAGAGATGATGGCATTAGACATCCAGGGGAAACGGGCAATGAACCACACTAGAGAGTACACCATTATTGTTGTCTTGGCCGACTCTCTCGGTGCGACGAACTGCAAGCGGAACTTCTCGTTCTCTGGCTTGAAGTCGAAGATATTCGCCAACCAAATCTTATGGTGTTCAGCAGGTTCTAGGCCGGTGACATACTGAATAAACCGATGAGGGTAGAGGCGAGATTGCTCAATCCACCACTTCTCAGCGGTACTCATTGTTACGTAACGTTTCTTTCTAGGCTCTCCCGTCCGATGATCTATCAGCGGAGGAGTCTCGTCAATCGTCGTCGGCGGGGATAGCTTCGAGTTCATCACCATACTCTTGTTCTATTTTAGTTGCAAAATCTAATATTTCGTCATCAAGTTGAGCCGGAGCTTCTAAAACGGGAGTATTGTAAATCTCATCAATACTCCGTTCTGCCTGACCTAACCATTCATGTTCCATGTTCTCTTGCGCAATAGCATACAGTGGGTTAGTGCTGGTAAGGGTCTGCTCAAACTTCTCAATATGGATATTAACTTTGCTATTAAGTTCTTCTTTGGGTTTAACGCCTTCAGCAATATTCTGTTGCAGCTTAATAATATCCAGCAGAATACGCATGGCTTTGAGATCAACCTCCAAAGCCAACGGCATAACAACAGAGACGAGTTCTTGAGTACGAGCTAAGTTTAGAAGAGTGATACGCTCCGCCAGGGAAGCCATATCGTAGTTAAGATTACTTTCAACTTCTTTAAGAACTGCTTTAATAGTTTTGGGTGCTAATTGAGTTTTTTCAACTATCTCTTCAAAAGGTGTTGCAGATAGATACAATCTTAGAACCTCACGCCTCTGTATACCATCTACTAGATCATCAGCTATCGCTATTTCCTTCTTTTTTCTTGGCATCACGCCTCTTTTCCATCAACTGATTATAGGCAATACCCCCCATTACGGTAGCTACGTACCCGCCCTTTTTCTGCGGCCCGATTAAGCCTTTCGCTTCCAAGAGGGACAAAGCGCGGGGGTCAACCGTTTGGTTACGACAGAATCGGAGCAGCTGTAGCTTCTCCCAATCGTTCATACCGCTTAGAGGATTATGAAGTTCCTGTAGACTGGGCATAGTCATCTTCTAGTCCTAATATCATCTTGGTAATATGGCTAATCTCACCCTTCTTGAGTAAGCTGTAGGGGAGGACGGTTTCTAGGCCGGTCTTACCCTTCCAGGATGTGTAAGCGCGGTGGTGTTCCGGGGCTTCTTCTCCCACCCACTCGATACCGAGTTCTTTTGCCAGTGTGTGGTAATCTTCTGCCGGAAGTTGCTTGTACATTGACTGGCAGCGGCATCCATACTTACCATACTTGACCGCCCGGTATGATTTAGACATGATCTTACCGCAGCGAATACATTTCCAGGTAGCTTTATCAAAGACTGACACTGGCGCGTGACCGACTAGCTCCAAATCTTTCTTGGTAGCTTCGTTCTGATAGTCACTATCATTGAGACTGTTCCTGGCCATTTTTCTCGTACTCCTCGACAATATCTTTAGCAAAAGCTCGAATAGCTTTATGCGTAATGTCTAAATCACGTTCTTTGAATTCAATTGCTGGTACATGCAGTTTGAATGTACCATGTGTTGGTGTTTCAATAATGGTAGTTGCGCCAAAGCGCTCACCGACTAGATCAACTGTATACCCTGCTTTTGCCGCCATAATACCACAAAGTAATGTTACGTAGTATAAGTCAAGTCGATCTTTCGTTTTCCGTATCTTTTTCACCGGTTGTTTCTGCATCTGCATCTGTGCTTGTTTCTTCATAAAGGTAACTCACTTAGGATAGCTATAAAAAAGACGAATAGCATGAATAGGATGATAATGTAACCGATAATATGTACCCAATTGCGTTTCATGACTCTTTCCTTTAGTATAGGTACATATTATATCACATTGTAACTTAAATGTCAAGTAGGTACTTAACCCACAGAGAATCGTAGCGATACACCTTCAGTTTGCCGCTTTCCACCCGGAAGACCTTTCTCCCGTTCCACCACACCGTTATCAGGTAGTAACGACTTCCCCAACGAGTGCGCTGGACTGAGAGCTTGCTCTGGGTGAAGATGTGGATTATATTCACCTCATCATTCCAATCAGGCCGTTTGACAGAGAGTTCTTTGCCATACGTATCCAGAACAAGATGAGCTTTTTCCAGAATACGTTGGGTGGTATGTCCTAGAAGCCGGTTGCGAAGATCGTTATACTTCCGGCGTAGATTTGGGCGTGTTATCATAATCCATCTCCTGATTTGCTAAACGACCTGCCATAACAAGTAAGACTAACAGAAAGATGACCCAACCAATCGGGTTATCCCGTAGAGTTTCCAGCGTCCATTGACCTACCAGCATGAGAGTAGCTGAACCCACATAGAGGGTGGCCAGTTTCTTGAGAAGTATCCAATAGGGTTGATAGCCTAGTTTCATTCCTCGTCCTCCGTTCTATCCATTTTCTTGCTCCTGCCAATCTAACTCAGCTTTCAAGTCTTGTAGGGCGATTATCAGGCAGCGTCCACCCAGTTTATTTACGATGTCGAGACATTGTTGACGCATTTTAGCTTCATCGTAGGCTTCGATGGTGATGGAGAAGTCATTATTGACTGTAGCTATCCTGTCAGTGAAGCTAAACAGGTCATATAAGCCTTCTGACCTCAATCCAGGTCGTAGTACCTCTGTTATGACGTAAATCTCGTTAAACCATGCGATTATCTCGTTCTTACCCCATCTGTCAACGTAATTCTTGAAATCACTGGGCCGGATTAGGGTTGGTTGCATTTGGACACTTAACCTGTAAGTTCAATTCACGCATAACTGGGCGGGACATAATGATGCTATGACAGGCATCAATTTGTCGGGCAAAGGCTACGGTGTCGGGTGTGTGTATTTGTTCTAATTCGCAAAAAGCGTTCCAGGCCGTAACTAGCGCTTGAATCGCGACCTGCTCTTTTTCAGTTAGTAATGACATTAGTTTCTATTTACTCCCTAAGTGACATTGTTTTAACTCCCTTAAAGTGTACCATAATATGTCATGAATGTCAAGGGTTTTTGTCATTTATTTTTGAAATTTATATAAATCAGTACCATAGGCTTCATTTGTGATACTTTGGAAGTGACTTTGTGCTAGCATACAGTGGGAAAACAGGCAAAGTGACAGGAAAACCCCTTATGGTACTGATTTGCTATATATATATATATAGACAATCAGTACCATAGGCCTCAAAAATGTCACTTTCCCTAAATTTTTTACAAATACGGTGAGGGGGTCAAACTGAGCTTTAGACTAACCTTTCGGAATTTTTAGCTTAACCTAACTCACAACGTTGGTACAAACTAACATAATTTTTAGGTAAGCCTAACTACAATGTTATTACAATGTAATAGTATATCATATAGTATTAATATATTATGATGTTATAATGTATAGCAAAGCAATAACCTAGCAACGTTACAATCTATCTAACGTTGCTAGGTTTCATACTACGTTACACTGTACTTACAGTGTATTGACTATGCGAAGCGTGCTATGTGTGTGTACTAGCTAGGCATGTCTATGCCGTTAGCCTTAAGCACATTGACTAGCATCAATTGAGTCTGTGCTAACCCTTGCGCTAAGTCTTTAACTTGTGCTGCCAAGTCTTGTGAGTCCGCTGTAACTTGCGCTTTATCCGTGTAAGGCATAACCTTGCCCGCTACACTGGTGTTAGGTGCATGTGAGACTATTTCACATAGAAGATGCAACCCACTATAGAATACTTCTATCACACGGTATACTGTACCGTCACTTGCTGAGAATGTTTTACCAACCCACTCATAACCTTTTGAAGTGGTTTTAACGCGCTTGTCAGTGGTACGAAACTTATACCCCTTGTCTGTAATGTTCCATGCGTCATAGGTAACGGTGAGTCCGTTTACCGTGTAGTTGGCCTTAGAACCTTTGAACACTACTGAGTCCGCGCTTGCTGGTACACTTGCGCCAACCTTCCCCGGTACAGATTCGAATATTTTAACAGGCGCGATAATTTGCAATTCGATTAACAGGGTCTTAACGTTTAATGCTTTCGGTTGCCCTGAGTCGACTCGCGCTTTATAGCTGTAAGCAAACCGGCTATAACGTTCAGATTCCGGAGTCTCTGCATAAGCCGTTTGCAGTTTTTCTAATGCCAATAATACTTCCGATTTTGTATACTTGTTATCCTCTAGCCAGTCGATAACCCGTATAGCGGTTTTTGCTACCATGTTAGACGATGTTAACATACAGGCTTCTGTATTTTCGCCTGTTACACTGATGAAGTTGGGTTTTTCGCCACTAACGGCGTTGTTTACTTTCCTGATATGCCCTAACTTGCTAGCACTATAGAGTACACGTACAATTTCAATTTCTGAGGCATACAACAATTTCAGAATTGAGTCCGCGTTGTGAGTCAATTTTTGCGCTTTATACTTAGCCATTAGATAGTCCTTTGTACGTTTAGACTTGCTTAGAATTGATGTTACAACTCGCTTGCTACGCTTTACAATAGAGCCACCTATTGCCCTGTATGGTACTGCCATAATCGCACTTAACAATAGTTTAGCGGCGATTCCTAGTATATCCCTTGCCAATAGCGCTATGGTGATTATTACGGCTAGTTCTAGCGCTAGTTGGCCTATAATCAATACTGCTATTGACCAACCTATAAATGTTAGCATGTGTTCACCTATCACTTAGATTTAAGCGCTTGTCTGGCGATTCACGCTTAAGAGGATTTTAGGGGTTTTTAGTGGGTACTATGGCGGTATACAATGGTCTATGTTCCCGGTATACTCGCTCTATATTCAATTGTTAAGTTGCGCCTAGATTAATCTCTAGTCACTATCGGCAAACTTTCGCTTGCCAGTAGTAAGTAGGGGTTAACCCTACCGTTAAACTATTAACGATTGCGGATAATGGTGGAGATGACAACGGTTGCGAAAGTGATTGCGATTAACCCGTTAGCCGCTAACAATTGTTCAATTGTGTTAACTTGCTGAATATATCCGATTACGCCTAGTACATTAAGTGTAATCATTCCGATTGCGAAAGTGATTGCGATTGCGATTGCTGATAAGTTGGTCATTTTATCCTCTGTTTTTGTTTGATGTTTCTCGGTCATTGATAACACTATACCATGAAATTTGAAACCGAGTCAAGCGTTTTGAGCGACCAATTTTTAAGATTCCCACGATTCGTACATTTTGCACAATAGCGGCTTTTTTTTTACTCAAGGCGGAATTAGTCAATTTGTGCAACATGCACAAAAGCGTCCACCTGGCGGACTCAGCCAAAGAGTCAAAAACTTGACAAGATTCAGCGATTCCGTATACTGAGTTGAGTAGGGCAAAACCCCACAAATTGTCCTACACTTCATGTAACCCCTATATGCATATATAGCATAGGTATGTAATAGTACACTGTAATTACTATGTCTATAGTCTATTACACGTTTTCCAGGTCATTTTTCCTATAGTCAAGAATCCGCCCCTGGGTAGCCCATCTGTTCTAGTATGTACATCGTTAATAGCTTTTCGTGTAGTCAAGACCCAAACGTTACAGCCAACGTTACACTCCACAGTGGGAGGAAAAAAATCGTGAAAAAGAACGTGAATTTTTGAGGAAAAAAAATCGTGCGGAAAAAAAAGAGAAAAAAATGGGGTTTTGGGGAGAATTCGTGAAATATACATTATTCATGAATCCATGAAAAAACGTGAAATTTCTGGGAAAAAACGTGAAAATTCATGAAATTTCTGGGAAAAAACGTGAAATTTTAGGGTTTTTAGTCAAAAAACGTGAAATTTCTTGCAAAACGTGAAAAAACTTGCATTTTGATAGGAATCGTAGTAAAATTGTGGGTGGAGAGCGAGTCTGACCTTTTGCCTGTAATGACAACGTTACCAGTTATAAACATGGTTACTTTGTTTTCACACCGTACCTACGCTGTACCAACACTGTTGTAACGCTGTAACCACTCTCTAATCAGGTATCCCTGACAAGGTAATTTAACCTCCCTGTATACACAGGGAAAAAAAGTATAAAAAACCTTGTCTAATTGCTCTGCGGAGCAGAAAGGTAATATAATGTCTCAAGATACACTGTATCACACGTTGTGGATTATGTTTTACTGCTTGTTAGGCTGGCTTATTTCCGGTGTTATAGGCCGTGTTCTCAACATTCCCCTGTACCAACACTGTCGTCACGTTGTCGCAAACGTTGGGCATCACCTGGAAGAAACGGTCATTAAGATCGTGGGAAAATTGTTAGGACAACCGGCCTTCCAGGTTCAGTCACGCTATACGTTCTGGCGACATAATCGTAAGATTGATTACTCGATTTGGTTGGAACGTATCTTCTCAGATTTACAAAAAGCGTTCTGGGTATATAAAAACGTTCCCTGGCAGCTTAACCCGATTTTCTTGATCTGGGACGTTCACTATACCTGGAAAACCCGGCAGACCCGAAGCATTCACTGGGCAGAAGCTAATCGGCAACGTAACAAGATTGTAAGTGACTTGGTAAGGCTCACCAGCGGGGCGGTTTACCGCGATGATATTGAGTATTTGGTCAAGGTCTTTTACCCGGCAATTGTTAACCCTTTGAAGATGCGCTTTGTTACTGAGCTTTCCGGGCAAGGTTATCTGGAAGCTGAGGCAGAAGGTGAATGGCATATCCTCACCTGTGTGGAGTTAGTTGACCGGGATAACCATACCGATATTAAGGCTACCCGCTTTTACCATCCAGAGGATAATTCTAAAGGCCATACGTTACGGTCTTTGAACCCGGAACGATTGCTGCAAGTTCTCGATCACTGGAACGTCCAAACGTTGGATTGGGTGCAATTTGTTTGGTGAAAAACAGCGGGATTGGCCTTCCTGACAGTTGCTTTAACTTAGGGGTAATCTCTCGTCTGAATTTTGACCGGATTGGCCTCTTTTAGGGGCGCGGTAAAACAGTCGGATTGCCCCTTTTTTTTAAGGTCGGATTGCCCCTTTTTTACAGAGGTAGAAAACAGCGGGATTGCCCCTTTTTTAACCCTTATCTTTACGAAAGTAGGTTAGCATGTTTGAAACACTCAGATTACCCTTTGTTTATCAGGTCATACTCCAACCTTTCTTTGATGCAGCTTACACCTATGATACAGTGTGGGATAAAGGTACATTCCATTCCTTCACTTTGTTCGATCAAGCTGGTAAGCACGTTTGCACCTTGTTCAATTGGCAAACGATGGGGTATCATCTTAACAGCCCTTTCATGAAAGGTGAGAAGCATCACAAGTTACGTTTGCTAGATACTAACAAAGTTCTGGCATTGTTGGAAGGTAACGAGGTACGTTATCAACAGCACACTACCGGGTAGAAAACAAAGAGGATTGCCCTATTTTATGGAGGTAACAATGAACAAAAATCAAAAGATTCAAGGTACAGTTCGTTACATTAGTGAACCTGGGAAATACGCTATCATTGAAGGTGACGGAGTAGGTTACGACACTGTTATCTGGAATTTCCCTCTGCCTGACAATATCACCTTTGGTACGAAGGTATTGTTTGAGGTAGAAATCACCGACAAAGGTTTCGTAGCCCGTAATGTTTCTCTTACATAGATTGTCATCGGGCTTGTGTGTACCTAAGAGGTGGCTTAGGTACATACTGTCCTGGTAACAATTATAGGAAGGATAACATGCCCAACACTAAACTATGTACCTGGAATGGTACAACCTATCCATCAGTAGTAGGTGCTGCGGAAGCTAATGGGTATAATATTCATACCTTCCAACGTCATCTACGTAGGGGGTACGTTTGTGATGCTGATACCCGATTGCCCGGTAGTGCTATCGAATGTACCTGGAATGATGTGACCTACCCTAGTATTCGGCAAGCCGCGATAACATTAGGCATTTTACCGGGTACGTTATGGAATAGGATACAAGCAGGGTATACCTGTGATGAAGATGTACCAGACAGGGGAGATAGGTCTATACCTTGTACCTGGAATGGTGTACAATACAGTAGCATCCGGGCTGCGGCTGATGCTAATTATTACTCGCACACAGCAATGCAACTACGTATCAAGGCTGGATTTACCAGCGAAAAAGATTACCAAGAAAGGAAACGTTATGTTAGAACACCTGTTACGAAAAGCAGAAGCACATAACCTGCTATACGTTAGGGCATACCTTGACCAAGATAGCCATACCCTTGTCCTTACAGGGTGGGACGCTGATTTTGAAGATGAGTACCCCTTCCTGTACTTCGTGAACGAAGATGGTACATTCATGTACCACTATCACGGAATAGGCTACATTGCAGAGGCAAAGGTTATCGAACTGAGTTGGGAAACGATGCGGTTAGCCGGGGTACTTATCCCGCAGCTTACTTGGGACTTATTCTCCGACCTAGCATTAGCCGTAACCTTTCCCTTACCTGACAACATGGTTGAGAGCGATTGGCCTGTTCGCATGGTATGGACGAGTGATACCGTCGGAGTATTGGGTATCGTTGACAAAGGTAAGTTCTATGGTAAACTACAAGGTAAACGCGACGATTACGGTAGTGTCGTATTCTACTTTGAGGGACATCATTCTACAACGTTCATGTCCACCCAGTCTTTTGACAATTATTGTGCTAAGCATGGCATAGAGGTTATCTTCTCATGACTTTTATTGAGGACAGCTTAACGTTCAATAACCTGCCTGATTTCTTTGCTCATGAAGAATCGTGTTTCTCTGTAATAGGTAATGGTTGGGCGGGTTTTCTAGGGTTATACACACCGTTTCACATTGCGGTAAAGTATGACGTTTTCTTGCAGGAAGATGGTACGGTCAACGTTTATAAGGTTGGTACAGACGAATTGGTCACATCGTACTCAACTGTTGATACCTTCTACCATGCCTTGCAGATGTTCAATGTCGGTACGTGGGGTAGAGAGCCACGTTTAGGTACAATTGAGTTTAACGTTATTCGTATCAGCAATGTATTGGAGGAATAAAAATGCCAATATCAACTAAATCACAGCCATCAGATGTACGTCTTATTCAGAACGTTCTGGACATGGTTGCTAATCATGCTACCGATGAAAATGTTACTTTTCTCACCGGTCAATACCACAAAGAAGAAAACGTTATCGAGATCGTTGGTTGGTACGAACTGGAACATGATTGGGTGTTGGTTGCTCAAGTATTTCTCGATCAAAACCGGCACGTTTGCTACCAACGTGAAGGTGTGCAAATCACAGAGGAACGTTCCTTCCCACTAGGTGGCGCACGTTATGGGGCAACCTATAGCGTTTTGATTTCTAACGGTGTTAACATCCCCCGGTATACCTGGGATAAATTCATTTACAACGAGAAAACTTACCTATGAGAACACACATCATTGTCCTGGTAATCAAACATTCTCGTAACCACACCGATTGCCGATACTTTAAGATTACACCCAAACAGATACATGGGTTGTTAATCACCGACTGGCACACAGCAACACAGGAAGCAAGGTCTTATCCATCCTTCTGTGTCTGTATGCCCCCAACCATTGCTGTTACTACTGGGTACGACGAAGCTGCGGCAGAACGTTTACCCAGAGATGTATCAGTCCGACAAAAAGCATTTGAGTTAATGGAGGGCTAATATGCCCATTACAACCAACGAATTAATCCTGATCGGGATGTTCCTCTTGTTCTTGATGTTCATCGCCTACATGAATAAGAAGTAATCCCTTACTGGTACGTTCTGATGAACGTCAAGCATAACGCAACCATCGTCAAGGTACAGGGGAAGGGGTTAACAATCGTTGACCCCCAACCCGATTGTACGTACATAGAAAGCATCAATGTACGTCCTGAACATCGTCGTCAGGGTTTAGCTACGGCTATGCTTAATAAGGTATTTGAGGTGTTCCCACCTCCTTACCACCTACACGTATCGGTAACAAACTACACAGCGATTGCCCTGTATAAAAAACTAGGTTTTCGTATGACTACCAGAACCTTTCGCAATCTAAGGTTAATGATTAAGGACTAATCATGATTAACATGAATTTCGTAGTGAAAGACGATCATTGTGTATACACTTACGTTATTTTACTATATGATAACAGTGAATACGTTGGTGGTTGTGGGTTAACAGAAATAGGTTCAAGAATTTGGATACACGGATTAGAAATATTCTCTGAGTACCAACGTTTAGGTTATGCTACAATGGTTTTGGACATAGCTAAACAAATAGCTTATGACAAACCATTGCATTTGCATGTGGTACAGAGTAACATTCCTGCTCAAGCCCTGTATGAAAAAGCTCACTTCGAGCGTGTTTCACCCAACCTTACTAAGTGGGGTGAATACGAAATGGTTTGGTATCCGCAGAATATGAGGGGGTAATATGATTCTCTGGAAGTTTTGTAGTTCATCTGGGAATGATACACATTATGAACCTACGCCTGATTTACCTACTACACGAGAAATTCAACGTGTTATAGAAGATAAGATATGGGCAATCGTATTCACCAATCGAGTCAAAGATCGTATGTCTGTTATATGGGACACAGAAACAAGTTGTGAAGTTTATCTGGATGATGGTCGGTTGTGGGTAGCTTTATGGTATGAATCATGAAACAACGACGAATTTACTGGACTTTTTATGGGTTGTACGATGATGTACATCGCAAACGTATCCTTCCTAATTGGACACAACGAGATATAGAACGTTGGATAGAAAGAAAAGTCCATCACCACGCTAAACAGTGGGCTAAGAACCTCCGGGTGGAGTGGGTGGATAACGTTTGTTGTGTCCGTCGTATAGACAGTAATAAGTTATACATACGTTTATGGTACGATAAGGAGGAGGTATGAGATACGTTATCCTTGAACATAAGGATTATATGCTTAATTTAGACTTTTCATACTTGGAGAAAACTAAACGTTTCTTCATGATTGAGTCTAAGTCGTATGCTACCATACAGGAAGCTGAACTTAAGGTAGAACGTTTGTGTCAAACGTGGCGGAATGTTACCGTTAGGCGCATAACCTGGGTGAAACACACCCCAGATGTTTTTGCCATTAATCAAATAGTTCAGGTATGTATGATACATTATATATCAACGGATGAGGTAGGAATTTTCGCCATAGCAGGGTGGGAGAACGTATGAACATCTATTACCTAAACCTATCGACCATTAAAATCTGCCAGGACAGAGATGAAAACTTTTCATCCTGGGAGGAAATGGCAGATTGGTTTTCTTATTCTTGTCACCTGTGTTATCTCACTATACGTGATGCTGAACGTGCTATAGAAACTTGGATACAAAGTCAACACAGTAGTACATACGATATTCGTATTGTGTGGTTACGAGAGATGTGCTTTGTCTATACGTATGGTAAATTACGGAGGATATACTGGTATGGCTGAATATGAGATATGGTTGGCAGATGATGAAAGGGTACGGTTTTGTATTGACAATGAAAGAGCGATAGTTAACTACGACATCTCCCCGTTTCGCTACTTTAGCGCTAGTTCGTATAAGAACGTAGAACGTTATATAGAAAGGGACATGCAATTATATGGCCAATCACTAATTCATCGTGTAGAATGGCATGACAACGTTTGTTATATGTACAACGTAGTCGGTGAACTCGTCTATGTTAGTTGGTGGAGGGTGTACTAACATGGTGCAGATGTTTGTTCTATACGTTAAGCACGATCAAGAAGATAAGTTCCAACGATCTCTTTACTCTCGCAGTATACCACAAACGTCATTACGTGATGTTGAACGTTACATTGAACACGTTCTTTTATTTAATTTTAGTCGTGTTCAATGGGGCAAAGCAGAAGGTTTTCTATCTACTTGTACTGTAGTGGGTGGTCGTAACTTTGGTCATTACACTATGTATGCTATCAAAGAGGAACATGATGGTTAAGAGATGGGTTATCTACTACCTATGGCACGACCAATGGACGATAGCAAAGCGTGCCGACTCCTTCATTACGTTTGAGCAAGCGGCGGAAAATAATCGTTGTTGGATAATCCAAAATGGTACAGAACAAGACATCCAACGTTTTATAGAACGTGAGTTTCAGAATCGTCCAGGTGTAGACCAAGTTGAATGGGATAACAATACCTGTAAACATACTTGTTTAGGGTTGGTCTTGGAGTACCGATACCATGAGTATGTCTAAGAAGTATCGTATCTATGTGTATTGGGGTCGCAAAGCATGGGAAGATTCCGAACACTTGGCGGTCTGGATAAGAGGGTTTCCTTTCGACACGCACCGAGAAGCTGAACGTGCTATCGAAACCCATATTCACAATCTTTGTCATGAGTGGGAGGACGATTCCGCCCAAATTTTAGAACGTTTCCAAGATACACCTAACGTTACTCGTATCCATGTACAGTTTAATCATGCAAACAATTCTCACAGTATATCTACATATTACATAGTTTATGGGAAAGGGCGTAGGTATGAAATATAGGCTGTACCTTCAATCTGGTGCGCCAGTAGTAGAACCATCTAACATCCTACGAGGTACTTGGCAATATTCATCCAACACACAGAAAAAGGTGATACGTTGGTTTGAAGATTACTTGTATCAATGCTCCATTCATGCCGATTGGAAGGAGACACGTGTACAGTATACGCAAATAAGCGTTAGTGTACTACGTTGTCGTGTATACTATTCTGATTGGACGGGTAATCCCAAGCAACAAACCGCGTTCATTATTCGTGAATGCACCGTATAAGAACTTGACAGAAATTTCGTCCTGTGGTAGACTAAGGGAGTGGGAATGATTCATACAATTTATGTAGTTGATGTTCACCCTTTATCTGAGCGTATTCCGTCTGATTTAAGGGTAATCAAATCATGGCATATTCTTCGGATACGTTCCACAACATTAAAAGATTGTTACCGGGATATACATGATGACATCTTTGACCTCCAACCTTCGTATAATGGTAGGCTTGAAGAAATTCAAGAAGATGGGTATATACGTATGGATTATCATTTTTCTGGGTCGTTACATAATCCTTACATTGTATCCTATTTTATTGTATCAACAAAGGACGTGTACAAATGATTAATGTGTATCCGACTAAATTGGTGCTAGGAGAGAAAGAGTATAAGGTTGTACCAAACATGATGCCGGGATGGTTAAACATCGTCCGTAATCATGCGATAAAGATTGACGAGATGGAGAAAGGAATGAGCGCCATCGGGACAACGTTTACGTTTGCTAGGGAAATGTATTACGTAGTTGGAGGTCATGTCTACGGGAAAATATTTGTACCCGATACTAACCCTAGATATGGGAAGCCGAAGGTCACTCAGGTAATGGCATACGTTGGGAGGTTCTAATGGAGATGGTAATTAACGCAATCATCCTTTTTGCGGTGGTTGTAGTGTGTCTACGTATTGTAGCGTCCATGTTTGACCGACGCTAAAACCTATCAAAATCTATCAAGGGAGTCTAAAATGCAAGACCGTGTATCGCAAGACCAAAAAAGCTCGTGTATTGCCTGGAATATGCACAGAACGTTAGAAGCTAACCCCGATCTTTTAGCCAAAGCTAAATCTTATACCGGCAATCGTTGGGAACGTATGTCCGATGAAATAGGACTCACGGTTATAGAACACGACACATGGAGTCGTAAGGTTGTTGGGAAGCAGTTCAAGGTAGTTGGTATGAGTAGTGAGTTGGTTGCCCGGACGTACCAGAAGCTATGGAAGATGCTCCAATGATCTACAAAAAAGTGTCTTACGTTCAAAGCGTTTCACTAGGCAGAACGTTTACTACAGACTGGTGGAATGTTTACAACGTAGGTACAGGCCGGGATTTAATCAAAGCGTTTTACCAATCCACCCGTTGTTTAGGATTAAGTGAACAGGAAATTAAAAGGAGAAGTGAAGATTTTCCTGATACTCTCGATGTTCACACAGGAACGAATGAATTACCGGCTCAGTTTTGGACTGTAGGTACACCGGGAACGTTGCGTTGTTTTGAGTTTGCTTACGGGGGTAAGTTGGTAGCTATGCACATACGTTGTTTGAGCCTAGCTGTTCATCATCCTGTAGTAACTAACCACGTTCACCTATCTAATCATCCATCTTATACCACATGGAGAGAAGGTGATTGGGACATCTTTGCCAAACGTCGGGACTCACGTATCTGGGATACTTGGGCAGTTAACGTAGAAACAGATGTGCATATCCGACAACCTATTCGTTCTGTTGGAATAGGTTTACCTAGAGCAATATCATATCTAATGGAGAAAATCTAATGAAAGTAGATAGGTACGAATTAAATATGTACCATACCAAGAAGATGTTACCAAATATATCTATGTTTGGTAACAATGTATACTCTGAGAGATTCTACGTAACACCTGTGTTTCCTCAAGATACGTACTCGATGACTTACACAGGGATGAGTCTCTATGACGATAAACTACAACAGGCAATGTTTAAGGATTTGGTTCGGCGGTTGGCTTACCGAACTAACAACAGAACGTTGTACAAAAGTCCTCATGAATTACGCTGGTACACCGAGGAAACAGCCCGTAAAATTGTTGGTGTTATTCGACAAAAGCGAAACGTATTAGCGAACCACAATCGCGACGTTACCATCGGGGTAGAAATTGACCGGCAAGGTCGTTTGTTTCGTGTAACAGCCGAAACACCGCCGATGTACTCGTTCAAACACGTTTGGCAATTGTACCGACGGAATACGCCAACTGTGTTTGAAACTCGTCATGGGGATGTGTATACGATTTTCCGACATCATCAGAAAGGTGGGTGGGACATAACCTTCTATCACAGGTTAGTCAAAAACACCCTGAACAAAACCACAATCTGCGGGTACTTGAGTATCAATCCCGGTTTCTACCCTATGACATATTATGCTCCTACCTCTGTTAAAGCTATGCGATTAATAGAGAAACGTATAGGAGATGATGTTTGGGGCTTAAACGTTAGTCGTCGTGGGGTACACTAATGGTAAAATGGTTAAGGAGAAACGCGGACGTAATTCGAGCTTGGGCAGAAGGTAGAGAAGGACGGGTAAAGAACTTACGTTCAGAAGGTGGGAGTCTTTTCTCATTCAACCAAGAGATAGGCCGTACTGTAGAAGGGAAACGTTATCTGCTTAAAACAGAGATAAGCATCACTACCAAGCGACACACTAACATGGCGAAACGTTATGCAGATGGTGAAGTATTTCCCAATCACCAGAATGTATATCAAAGAGGTGGGCATAAGTCTTGGAATGACAAATGGGAATGGCCGGATGTAATCGCTTATTCCCCGGAAGATGATAGCGTTATTTATGGGGGAAGGTCTACCTTCGGCAACCATTGGAGGTTAATCAAGGTACACTTAGCCGATACGTTTAGACAGCTTGACCTTCATGATTTTAGCACGCAAGCCTATAGTGCGTCTGTATGGGGCGCATTTAAGAAATTAGTTGAGAGGACTACAGATGCCGTTACAACCTAAAGTGTTCGTGGTAACTGATGTGCGTTTGGACGCACGTAAGAACAAAGCTCAGTGGTTGGTTGAATGTGAAATTCTACAGGAGTATGAGGATAGAATTGTGGAATTCCTGCGGAGCAACACATATGTTAACCAAATTCGCAAAGGTAGCAACTCCAACACCTTTTACCTTCGGTTGGCCTTAGTATGGGCATGGCCGGATGACGAAGAAAGTGCGAAGGAAGTTGTCACACGTTTGTTTCAAGAAATTTCCGCCTTGTTACAACGTGATGAAGCAGAGCAAAATTCACCCTGGTCGTCGTTTGTGAACGAAACTCTGTTTGATGATGACAGCTTAGACGATGATGACAACGTTGTCACTGACGATGACGATAACGGCAAACAGCCGGAAGGAATGTAGTATGGATGTACCACATGAGGTAGGCTTGTTACTTGATGTACTGAGTAAAGACACAGGGGAATACTACAAGCATCATGCACAAGGGTTATTTGTGGAAGTATACCCACCCCATACCATTGTAGCTACCGCGTCTAATGAAGCGCGAAAGTGTATGGACAACAGATACATCAAGATACATGGTGCTACACCGATGCAGTTGTACCTTTCGTTCATCCATCAAATATTTCAGCGGTATAACCCGCCCCTGGAATACACGGATGATAATATCACGTTCCGATACAGCGCAGGTATGTTATTGGTGGAGCAAAAACTTGACACCGAAACCGACCTGTGGTAGGATAGTTCTGGCAGCAAAAATCTAATCAATCTAAGGAGTTTCAATCATGTTATATCTGTACCTGAACGGCGCAAACAAAGAAAAGGAATTACCTATGGCACGTAACGGCAAACCCCTTCCTTGCGTACCGGTGGTACGTGTTCCCGGTCACGCCAAAAAAATCGTGGTCAAGGATACCGGCAAGAAAGCGGTACTCGTTCCGATCACCCTGCGGGATAACGTTCACAAGGTTGTTGAACAACAGAAGAATGATGGCAAGGTTATCGTGGTAGATGCCAATGAGGACTACTGCGGTGACTGGGATGACAAAGAGAAAGGTGTTTGGGCAATCAACGGACGTTCCTTCCTCACCATGTACCAGAACGATAGTCAGAAAATCAGTGGTTGGGGTGTACCTACCGAAAAAGCTCCTGCCAAACTTCCCAACGTCATAATCTCTGGCGTTGACCTCCCCACTATCAAACGTATTGCGGAGGAATTCTAGTGATGACCACCCTCATAACTATGGTATGGGTGTGCGGGTGTATTGCATTGGCGGGGGCTGGTGCAATAGAATTGTTCACACTCTGGTCATTTATGGGGGTGCTTATTTATTCTATCAGGGGCGGACGGGATTCCGCTCTTAATAAACAAGCACCGAAGTCAAAGGTTGTGTATCGGGATAGGCCACCTAAGTTACCACCCACACTAACACGTCCATTATTGGAACGTCATGGGTTAAGTGACCTGGATTTATCCGAAGATGATGTAACAATATTGCAGGGTTACACACAACGTGACCAAGAACTTAGACGACTACGTATGGAATTAGCTGATAAGGACGCAGCTAATAGGAAGTTACATACTCAAAACATTCGGCTGCAAAGGTTTGCAGATCAAGTATTTACTGCAACCAGTGGCGCTCTAACAGGAGAGACTTCTAATGAAAGGCAAGTCCAAAGTCAAAAGCGTGGGAGAACAAAGGGCAAAAAGAAAACATCGTCTACCCAATCCTATGAGCAAGAAAGGTAGACCAGAACGTATTCTCGTTTTCCTGCCGATGTACATACGAAAAACGTTGGCACACCGATGTAACAGAAAGTATATCCAACCCTACTTCATGACAAGAAGTGGATTTGTTTTCCGGGATGGTGTGCATGTTTACTCCCGTAGTTCGGATAACAGTTGGTATAACGTTCCTCATAAGAACGCGGTACTACCTCCCGATCATGACGATGTAATCTGGATGGAAGCGTTGTACCAAAGGTACTTCAAAAAGAAAGGAGCAAAGCATGGTTAAACTCACCGGGTTAGCTATGTGGGCAAGAGTACATCTCAGCAACACCCCCATGTTCAAGAAAAAGTTTGAACGTGACCATTCGTTTACGTTAGGGGAATGCTGGCGAAAATCTTTCGACACACCACAGGGGCGACTCGACGTTGCTCATTTCGATCATGCTATAATTGTTGCTGGTAAAATGACTGAGTGGGAATTACCAGCTTTGAGAAAAGCTGCACAAAAGTTAGTTCCTGCCCGTATCATACGAGAAGAAACGTATGGTTTTTATCGGCAAATAACGTTGGAGAATGACTGATAATGGAACTCTATAAGTTCTATCCGGTGTACTATGATGGTAGTAATGAGCGACGTTTGCTTATACCAGATGCGGCTAAGTCTCAGATTCGGCAGTTCCTTACCGAAACGTGGGGAGTGAACTTACCCCGCGAATGGAAATGGGACTGGTACATTCCAGGTTTAGGCACAATCGGGAATCGTATTGAACACGAACTTGAGACACAAGGTTACACAATGTCTAGTGGTCAATCAGTTATGCTACGTTTGTTCGCCAAAGAAGAACTATCACCTTTCACTCACTTCGTCATTAGTAATGAGATGATTTTCGGGAGAGGACAAGCAAACGATCATGAATCTCCTGAGTGGGAGACTTCCAGACGTATGCCAGAAATCTGGCAGGAAGTAGACGGTGAATACATGAGTATATATTCAAACGGTGTACGAGATGAAGTGGTGGTTGCGCCAGGTTGGGGTAGCGACGGGTTCAACGGCCTGAGTGAAAGTGATCGTAAGAGCATTTTGGTAAACAAAGCATACGGAGCATATGGTAGATGTCTTATCAAACGTAACTACCCCATTCAAGGTGTTCATCTTATCCTGAATGGTTACTCATTCACGTCAACTACCAGACAATCGCGTTTGTTTGCTCGTATCTTGTGTTCTTACACAGAGGGGGAGTACAGACGAGTGGAAGTGTACAACAAGGGTACGTATACCGGAAGGTTCGCCATTCAATTAACTTGGGATACCGTAGCTGATACCCAACGTCCTACTGGGTATTTGGTAGGTTCAACAGAACGACTTGAAAGAGTAACTGAAGAAAGAATTGACCTTCAGTTAAGCACTCCAAAAGCACGTTGACATCACTGTGTAATCTGGTATAATCTATCTATCGACGCAAGGGAGAACAAAATCTAATGATTAATAATCTGCGAATCAGTGATATTCATGTACGTGAACGTTACACTTACACACCAAGCGTTCATGCAGTAACAGAGGAAGGTCAAATCCTACTCCGCCAACTTTTAGACACGATCTACTTGGAAGATCAAACAACAGGTGTGTCTAAAGAATGGTGGGATAAGCATGGCTTTAAGTTCATCCCTAAGCTCCCGACTGAGTGGGACTGGGCGCTGGTGGGGGAATATGTTTTCCATATTCCAGGGGATAAGAAAGAACATAAGGTTAGTGGTAAGTTATCCAAGCGTATTGGTGCTTATTATCACAAGCGTTATGAAAACCTTATCAGTTTGAAGAAGTTCCATCTCGATTATACACACGATAACGGACGGAAGTTCAAAGGCAACCTTCTCCAAATTCTTGGAGAGGAAGGTTCACGTCATAGCGTAGCTAACATTCCGATGGTGTTCTGTTTTGACAACTCTTTCGACTGGGAAGCTGGTGACTTTGGTGATAGAGGTTCGTGCTTTTGGGGTGGACGTAACGAAGCACGTACTATTATGGAAAACCACTCAGCATGGGCGCTTAAAGTCTATCGGGAAGGTACAGCAACCCTTGATAATGGTGACGGTGTTGGGAGAGCTTGGGTAGCTTTTGACGAAGTTTGTGAGGACAGTATACTACTCTTTAACGGGTACGGGCCAAACGTTTGGGGCGACCAAACATTATACCTGGGTCAATTGATCTCCCAATGGTTAGGTACTGAATATACCTACAAGAAAATTAGCCTGCGTAACAATGGCGACGCTTGTGGGACATTATACATCAATAACTCTTGCGGCATTTTGATCGGACGTAAGGGTGAGATTGAAGATTACGATGAGTATGATTTTCACTGGCAAGACGATGTAATTGGAACGTGTGAAGTCAGCGGAGAACTGATCTTTGAAGGTGATGACTACATTGAGGTAGATGGCGCGTATTACCTGGAAGGTTACTATGACTCTTCTCAATTCCGCCGTTGCGAACATTGTGGTGACATCGGTAACATAGACAATATGTTCTCAGTCGATGAATGGGATACGTGCTACTGCAACGATTGTATCGAAGAAGTTGCAATATCTTGTGGGTGCTGTGATGAGTGGACGTTAGAAGAAAATACTCAGTACGTTGACGGTGAAGGTTTCTCAGTTTGTGATAGTTGCTTTGATACACAGATTGAAGAATGCCCGGTCACTCACCTTGATTACCTGTTGGATAACCTAATCAGTTACCCGTTAGTTGGGTATGTCTCACGATTTGGTGCAGACGAACAAACCGGACAGTTCATTCAAGCCTACACGACAACGTTCAAAATCGAGCGACCTGGACGTGATCGTTTAGTAGAACTTGGGTTAGCAGAAAACGATAATGGGATAACATCACAAACGATTGCTGATGTTATTGATAAACTATCTGTTATTGCTAACGAATACACAGATAATGAGCAACTAACCGACCTTGTTGCTTCTATCTTCCAACGTGAATCAGCCCGAATGGGCGCAGCTTTCGCAATTGCTGAAAGCATGAAGGAGAATTCCTAATGAAGCACCCCCTCTATACACACATCAAAAAGTATCACCCGAAGTACCATCCTCTGTACAAGTTTCTGGACTATGAACGTATGGAGGACATCTGCCTGAAACCAGAAGAATGGTTGCTGAAGCAGATGAAGCACATGCAAGTTGTGGATACCCCGGACGGTCAACAGTATGGGTATCTCAAACGTGGTAGCAAAGTGTTGGCTGTAGCCCACATGGACAGTGTACAACAGTATGAACGTACTAACCATTTCGGTGTCTCGCCCTTCTGTGCTGAACGTTACACACATGAAGAAACTATCTACAACGGTCAACTCGATGATCGCTTGGGGGTATACATAGTCATGGATTTGTTATCCAAGATTATGAAAAACCCGCCGGACATCTTGCTTACAACAGGGGAAGAATCAGGACGTAGCACCGCACGTTACTTTGACCCTGCTGTGCATGGTTTACCAGCCGATCATTACAATTGGATGGTTGAATTCGATTGTACTGGTGATAGTGATGCTAAAACGTATCAGTACGACGATGCGGATTTTCATGAACGTTTAGCTGAATCCGGTTTCGTTCCTGCCTGGGGTAGTTATACCGACATCGTTTCGTTAGAGCAACTGGGGGTACTTGGGTTCAACGTTGCTGTAGGGTACTATCGGTATCATAATGCTGATGCCTACGCTATCGTTAACGAGTTGCTAAATCAGGTGGCACGTTTCGTTCACTTCCACGATTTGTGGCACGATACAGAGATGGTTTACACACCGATGCCCCAAACTTCTCGATATGCCTATGCTTGGAATGACGATCAATGGGGTGATGAAAACTTGTATCACACATCATCTTACGAGAACATTCGTGGGTTTTCCTACAACCAAACCCTACGGCATGGTCATGATGCAGGTTCATCTGCTGAAGCATTCCGACCTAATAACTTCTTGTGGATGAACAACAAGAAGTTATATGAGAAGTGGACACAAACCTCTGATGGCAACTCTTCTGTCATCTACCTACACAAAGCTACCGGACACATGGCGACTATTTGTAGCCAGTGTAACCACACTATTTGGGAGGATGATGCAACATACGTTAGAGGCTTTGCTGTCTGCGATCAATGCAAGGGACAAAGAGCGGACTTTGCATTAGACGACCTTCAGTGGATGATGGACGGAGGCGTGTTAATCAAAGATGCAAATGGAGATGAACGTTGGACACGAGATGTTCTGGACGATGACCAGCAAAACTATTTCACCTGTGATATTTGTGAACAACTAGCCCTGAGAATCAAACGACAAGCATACGAACACGGTGATAAAACGTACAACGTTTGTCCTGGTTGCTTCACCTATCTGGAAGGAGAACCTTACGACCTATATTTCACCTGTGATATTTGTGAACAACTAGCCCTGAGAATCAAACGACAAACATACGAACACGGTGATAAAATGTACAACGTTTGTCCTGGTTGCTTCACCTATCTGGAAGAAGAACCTTACGACCTAGATGAAGAGGAGATTGAAGGTAGCACCGTACCTACGGTTGTACCTAAGTTCCCGCCTCTTTTAACAGACGGAGAACCCTCCTCTGTATGGATAGAAGGACAACGTTTCCCAGGACGTACCCAGTGTTGGTACTGCAAGGAAGGGAAAATAGACGTTGTGAAAATTGAGGGCGACCAGCTGGAAGCATTCGTTCAAACAGGTATGTGTCTGAAATGTTTCTTAGATGTTGCCGACAGGGGTATGTTGGACGCTTATAAAGTCCTGTGGGAAAACCAATGCTCCCACATGGAAAATGACTAGACGACAACCTACCTATGTACTCAAAAGAGAAATACCTCTGGAAAGCGGACGTTTATTCCTACGCTAGACCAGAGCACACGTTCAAAATCGAGTTCACCCTTCTGTGTATAACAGAAGGGTGGAGAGGCATCGGAAAAAAGATAGTGCCTTACCTTACTCGTAAGCTAGGTCTTGCCTCCGAACACGTTAGTCGTAAGGTAACATCTCGTGATGGTCTGATTACAATGTACCTTTCAACGATTGACCCAACCACTAAGCATGAGATCGTGCAAGGGAAATTCGTTCTCACAAAGCATTTGGTTAACGATGGGGTTGACACAGTAAAGAAAATCGGGTATACTAAGTCTAAAGGAGAGTGACTATGTTCACCCATAAAGGTAAGCGGGGGATACAGCCTGCTATACCAGTACCAATCAAACTCAATCGGGAAACGTCTAAATGGACTATCCCGTATACTCAAGAAACTGTCTCTGCTTTCGCTCCTGATACAGCTATTGGGAGGGCGAAAGAAGTGATGGAAACGAAAACGATGGAAGATGGTTATGTACGTTTCCCCTGGTTGGATACGGGGGAGGATGTCAACCCTTACATGGTGGATAAGGTTGTAGTATATCTTACACCTACTACGTTACAGACTTGTAAGGTCAAACTTTCCCGTAAGAATAAATTCCTGGTACGTCTGTTTAACATCCTTTTCAAGCAAGACCCGTTTGACAAAGATGCAGGGTTCTATATTGCAGATACCTTGATACGTGGTGTACCCATTCGGGTTGTTGCAAGTGCTAGACCCACCACTGAACCTCATGCTGGTTTGGACTGGACAGAACGAGTATGGTCAAAACTTGATGGTCATGAAAGACGTTTAGTTCGCAAGCGTATGCAAGAACTTCAGGACAAGGTTGGGACAATGGCGACAGTAGCTTACCAGACCCACCCTAATGCTGCGCGAGTAGCATGGCGACCCCTCCCTCCGACACCGGAAATGAAGTCCGCTTTAGAAGGTTTCCATGTTGATAGTGACTATATTGACGCTGGTGATAAAATCTACTTTGACAGCGTTGACATAGCTTGTCGAGTGGTTCTTGATAGCGGCGACCCAAACGTTCTCTATCGAGTACGTAAAGGAAAACGCTATGGCGTAGTTCAAGAAGAACAATTTATCTGGAAAGGCCAACGTCGTGACACCGAACCCACTCACTTAGAGGTTTGGGGGGTAGAACAACCAGAACAAGCTGGTGAAACGTACACAGAATGGTTGGCAAAAGATGGTGATTTACTACCAATGTTTGAAGAAGGGTGGCAACGTGAATTCTTTCATCATCAAGAATTTAATCCACGACCTTTTTTGTCACCGGATTCTGATGTTCCAATAACACCGTATTATGAATCTATACCCCATAGATATACTGCGGTAGACTGGCCTTCACTTTTCACCATGAGTAATGGAGATGAGGACGAAGATGAGTAACGTACCAGAAGAATTCAACGATTTGTGGTCTGCATACGTTGAATCAGTTAAGGACGCAGACGATTTTGAACAAGAGAACTCACGTTTCCTCTCTGTTCATAACCAGTTGAAAGACCGTAAGAAAGCCTTGCGGAGTCAAATTGTGGAGATGGCAACCGATCTACACGAACAAGGTTTGATTGATGACAAGGTATTCGATGACATGGTAGGTGTTTACTTCAAACGTGAGTTGAAAATCACCGTTGAAACCTTTTTCATTGAAATGCTTGTCAATAATACAACTGTGTTGGACTTAACGCTTGGGGAGATGCTTAGACCCAACTTGACAAACGTTAAGGCGAAATTCATTGACGCGGTTGTACATCGACGTATTCCGTCCGAGATTATACCGGGCGATGTTGCTGAATACTCAGGACATGGTTTCAAGGTGGTTGAGGAACGTAAAGTTTCTATTGCGAGAGAGCTTAAATAGCTCAACCACAAGCAACACTCCTTTGTGCTAGGGGGTGGTCTGGTCAACCACCCCCGAACCTCTATCCAATTGAAAGGAAAATCTAATGAGTAACGATACGATTGTAATTCATACGTTAGACGATATTGACGCGGCGGTTGATCTTATTGCCGAACAAACATATTTTCTTGCTGGTATTCAGTACGAGTACATGCAAGAAATTACAGGCAGTATTAACCCGCTTCGTGTAAGTATTTATTGTGGTGTAAGCCACATAGCATCGGATAGGTTTACTTGCCAAGCATTGAATGAGGATGAAGGTTATTTCGTAGCTGACGATGCGGAAACAGTGTCATTACGGGGAACGTTCATTGGTTGGACAGACGATGTAAACGTTGTCAAACGTGCCTTAAAACGGGAGTTCAAAGTAGCTGTTGAAGCAATCCGAACTCAAAACTTTCCGGTAAACGTAAGCTATGATGGCTGGACGGGCTGTTACGTTATAGCTTACAATATCAAGGACAGAAAATCTAATGAGTGATACATATCGTAACTGGTTAACCAATGAGTACAACCGTTTAGTTACTGAAGCTCAAGAACTAGGAGAACAGCTAACTAAGGCTTGGAGGCCGGATAACGTACAAGAAGTAATACGTATCGAGAAAGAAAGGGCTTACAAGCAAGGTCAAATAAATGCGATTTACCGCGCTAAAAGGGAGTATGTTAACAACGTATGCCACTACTGCCCTATTGGTACAGGCGGTCATTGTGAGTCTTGCGATCACTACGAAGGTTTGTCAGAAGCCGATAAACAAAGTATTGCCGCAAATGCGCGGTATGTTGTCGAAAGTGAATGGTATCAACCGTCTGAATTAAAGGAAATCTAATGAGCGATCAATACGTAACTTGGCTTGACACACGTATTAAAGAGGAAGAAAATACCAAGCATGTTTTAATTGGTGTTCTTTCTCGCCAGTTAGAATCCCAACAGGAATTTGAATTTAGGTTGGTGAGAACCGAGTCTCGGTTAGGTGCGTTGTACGAATGTAAGCGGCAATATCTTTCTTATACAGGTTTGTCAGATGACGACATACGGGAAATCGAAAGTGCGGCGTACTTTAACCGGACAAAGGAAGGAAACTCTAATGAGTAATAGACAAGAACCGAAAGTGAAATTCAAGGTTGAGGCAACGTACTCACTAAAAGGTGAAGTCTTAGATGCAATCGAACTTTCTACAGAAAAGTTTGCGTCATCTGTGACTCTCACACCAGAACGTTCCTTAATATTAATACTACGTTCTGAGGATGGTCACGGCAACAAAGAAAGAGTCCATATTACCATGTCCAGACAAGGTGCATACGAAATTGGTTTGGTAATATCAGACGCTATGCACGCTTTAACGTATGATTAAGGAGGACTAATGGCTAAACATTGGAAACGTCATCATGATGTGAAACTGAACGTTGTCAAACGTACTCTTAAAGAATGGGTACATGGTGTAAGCGGTGTATACATGACAGAGGAACTCGGATGTTTCCGGGTGGTATTGAACAAACGTACCGGACAACGTGCAGAAATCAATTTCACAACACACGATGGAATGCAATTCAAAGGTTCTCATCATCAGGGAAAGTCTACCGAACAACGTGTATATGTGTACCACTGGTCTGACTAACATACACCCTCACGTAAACATGCGTGAGGGGTATTTTTTTGCCTAAAATTCCAAACGTTCAGGCGCACGTTTTTTTGGTTTCAGTTTTACCCTATTGACAAACGATGTGTAATAGGTTATACTATACGAAAGGAGAAAGTTATGGAAAAAGATACTGATAATGACTGGGCATTAGCTTTACCAAACAGGTTGGAGCGTAGGTCTAAGGCCGCGTTTCGATTATTAGGAAAGCTCACAAAGGTTGCAAACAATCTTTCATTTAACCAAACCGATCAAGTGCTATCATTAGATGTTAATACATCATTAGGAATTGTACACGTTATCATTTATTACGCTGGTACAATTCTTACTATTGATTCTATTTCCGAACCGTATGAAGGGACAAAGAATGCCTACGTTTTATATCGACAAAGACACGAAGCTACCGGAACGCAAGCCGTTTGATTTTTATCCTACGGAAGATGCTATAGCTGATCTAGCAATACAACATTATATTTCACCTATGGCATCATTTTATAAGTTACAACGTTCCAAAGTATTAGACCCAGGTGCAGGTTCGGGCGTGTGGGGGCGTGCTTTACGACGTATGTATGAAGGTATGAACATACACGGTGTAGAAATTCGTGACGTTACCCCTGACGTTGTATATAACGAATGGTATAACGAAGATTTCCTTACATGGAACTGCCTCCCTGCACAATATAATTTCATTGTAGGCAACCCCCCGTACAAATTCGCAGAAAAATTTATCAGAAAGAGTCACCACCTGTTGAGACACGATGGTGTGATGGTTATGCTTCTCAAATTATCCTTCCAAACAGGTCAACGTCGCTACGAAGGTTTTTGGAGGGAGCTTCCATTATATCAATTGGGCGTGCTGGCACGTCGCCCGTCCTTCACAGGCGACGGGAAAACCGGAGGAGATGAGTACGGTTTGTACGTGTGGCGCAAGGGATACACAGAGGTACACAGATACCTTACGGAGCAGCTGACTTACGAGAGGACTTGACAAGATAATTCGTTTGTGGTAAGCTTAGGCTAATCTTAGAGAATGAGGTCTAAGCAATGTCTAACAACAGACGATTATCCGATTCGGATATTCAACGTGCTAGGTCACGTAAGAACAGACGTGTACAAAAAATCCGCTTGGTGCAAGTGGTTGCACCATATATTGTAGATCAAGATGATGAGAACGCGGTAGTTCCCGTGTTCACCGATTTGTATTACAACTTTGATGACCCAGACTTGCCTTTACCCTGGTCAGCGATTCAGGCGGGTAAGCGGAATCTGGAAGCAGAACTGGTAGCTATCGACTATAACGGCAAGGTGTTCAATGCCGATTCAGAGTTCTGTCAATCGCTTATAGCAGACTATCAAGCGAAAACCCAATATTTGTTGAATGCTGTGGTGGAAGCAGAAAAACCACCTGTAGTAACAAATATTATAGAACGGAGAGTGCCTGCATGGATGATACTTCTATGTATGATCGAAGCTATCACTGTGTTAGCACTCGTAGCTGAATTGGTGTTATGATGAGGATTAGAGACTACGGACAACGAAGATATGAACTACTGATAGAGGAAGGTGTGGAATGGGTACATCAACGAGCGAAAGCTGGTGGTGACATATTCCACGCCATTGATACATTTGTAGAAATGAACTGGAATGACGAACATTCAAGCAGACGTTTCGCAAAAGATATTGAAGATACTTACTTTATACAGTATGGTTATTTAGACGATGAGTACGAATTTGCGAAAGGTAGAGATGACGATGAAGCAGAACAATGGGAACGGCTCAACCCTTCCCCTCTTGAGAACAGGGTACGTCTTGTCGAACAATTTTGGGAGGTTGTTTCTCGTAACTATCCCGACGGAGCATACGGTAGTCCTCCAATCATTAACTGGGACTCTGAGCTATAGGTTTGTTCCGGCAGAGAAGGTATCTGAGGAGTATAATTTTGTCGAGTATTCTGTAGAAATATACATCGACAAAATTAACAAACAGGCGATACCTGTCCCTCAAGAGAGTGAGATTAAGTATGCAGATTGGAAAAAATGGATACTCGATCTGCATGGTATTCACGCACGAGCTATAGAAGACTTCTGTGAAGAAGAACTTATCTGGGAGACTGACAGGGAAGAAGTACGTATCCATGCCCAGAACATAATGTCAGAGCATATAGGTTCGAGTGACTGGTTAACGAACCATGCTGATAAGATATTACAGTTCTCTTTAAGTACGATGGACGTAGAACCAAAGGATATTACACGGTTCGTTGCGCCCAACCAAAGACATGACTGGAAAGAACTCCGTAAAGCCACCCTAATAGCTGTGACATTATGCGACTTAGAGAAAGTGTGGAAAGATACGGTTTCTGTGTTAGAAATGTCTTAGATAAATGGTACTGATTTGCTATATATATATTATAGTAAATCAGTACCATAAAAAGGAGTCACCGTAATGGCTAATATCCCCGATGCAGAACGCATTCGTTTGTGGGGAACGACAGACATCCTTTGCCCTGCTAGCGACTGTCTGTGGTGGAAGGTGCGTGCAGAAGTCGCCACGCATGTCACAGAGACTTGGTTCTTGGAAGTCGGCACGAATGACGTACATACGTACTGGAAAAAATTTGTGGAAGATCGTGGTATACCGCAAGACACTGTTCAGATGCGTAGCTTGTTCTGGGGCGGTGTCCGTATGAGCCTTATGAAAAGTCATAACACGTATGGTCGTATTCACGATATTATCAAACGTGTTATGATACCGGAGGAAGTACCTAAGCGTCGTTACGGAGATGGTTGGTTCAAACCCTGGGAGGAAAACTCTAATGCAAGATAGATGTGGTTGGTGTGGTATTCCAATGCCTGATGATGCACCGGAAGGTTGTGGTTCATGTCGTGAATACTCCGGTTATCCGTGTAGTGTTGAGCGAGACCATTACTCCCAAGAAATGAGTGACCTAGAACAATCGCTTATCGAAACGGAACTGTGGTTGAAGGAGAACAAAGAATGAGTACCTACTGCACACTGTATCGAGTACCTAAAACGGGGGAACTTCCACCGTACCTAACGTTCCACGACCCTGTTCTGTCACCTTTCATTGACAGTCTACATGCGATGGACTTAGCTCCTGATATTACTACAGAGCATTTCGATAAGTTTGTTAGACAAACCATAGAGAAGAAGTTCTTCCCGTTTGACGAAGATGATGCTAAATGGTCTAACGTTTCTATCCCTGTGACAGAAGAAGCAGTTAAAGAACTGTACCCGGTGTGGGCAAAGCATGATAAGTTTGACTTAGTATATTCCACTCGAACTTTCGAGTGGTTAATTGGCTGTGTAGGCCACCATATTCTACGGAGGATAGTCTAATGGGTGATGAACAATGTACTACGTGTGATGCAGATTCTTGTGCGGCGTGTGAGGTGTTGTTCGGTCTAACGGATGAGGAGTTGCAAGCATTAAAAGAGTGGCAAGAAGAACAAGCAACCAAATCCTAACTTGACAAATTTCTAATTCTGTGATAAGCTATAGTCAATCAATAAATCAAGGAGAAACTCTAATGGGTGCAACAACTAACGACATGCCTGATTATCTTGCTCAGGCACTTGCAAATGAAGAAAAAATGGGCAACCCCGATGTGTTCGCTAATGAGCGTCGGCAGACCCCGCGCATTCGCCGCATTGAAATTCCGCAACGGAACTCTCAAACGTGGGTAGGTGCATTCGGTAGCATTATTATCAACGACGATAATGATGCAGCAAACGTGGAAGAAGTTCAACACCTGGATTTCTTGTTGGTAGATTCGCTAGTGTGGCATCGTCTGAACGCAGTAGACTGGATGTGGGAAAACCCCGTTACCAAGTCTGCGGTGGAGGCCGGTGGTGTTGGTGGACGTACCATGTGGCAGTTTGACAACGAAGGTCGGCGTGTGAGTTCTGCACAACGTCCTGTATGCTCAACGCCTAATGGTTTCCTCCCCTGGTTCAGCAACGATGGTCAAGAAGTGTATGACTATCGCATGGGTGTGACTCATAAGATCGGATACGCTCATGGTGAAAACGGCGTGGAAAAAGTTGACTTCCCTTGCCTGACTTGCCCGTTTGGTCAGTGGGTTACTAAGCCGGACGGTAGCAAAGCTCCTCCGATGTGTCGTGAAACCTTTACGTACATTGTGTGGGACATTGACCGCCGCGAATTGATGTCGATTAAGGGTGTGAACGTAGGTAATCAGTTGGCACTCGTGGGACATCGTGGGAACACTGGTCGTCGCTATGACGGTCAAGAACTTCTGGGTATCCAGAACCCGTTCTCGTATATCGGCAAGCTGGATGGTACGGACACACCTTGTTTCCGCAATCGTCCTGAAGGTCGGCCTACGATGGACAATCCGCACGCTCCTGTGTATGCTGCTCGGTTGACTGTATCGTTGAACAACTTTACACCGCCTACGGCAATCACTGAGTTTACTCTGTTGGACGGTGAAGTTGAATCCATTCCGGTGCTTAACCCGGAAGCACGTCCTCAAGGTGTAGACGGTGGCAAGACGGTGGAAATGGGTACTCGCCAGTTGACGGACGAAGAATATGCCGCTTACCTGCAAATGGTATCGACAGTGTATTCACAGGATGGTTGGCGCGATCTGTTCATGTTTATGGGTTTGGCAGAACAACGTTTGAACGCTCTGCCTGCTCCTACGGCACAACAGTCACTACCCAGTGGCGACATGCCGGAAGAAATTCCCGAAGACGCGGTTAACCCGTTCTAGTTCAGCCGTAACACTCGATAACATAAAAGCCCTGTGTAACATGCAGGGCTTTTTAATCCCTGAGAACAACTTCTAATTAACCTTCTAATGATAACTCTATCTTCCCTTTCTGCCCGATCTGTGGTAGTATAATAGCACTCCCACACGCATCTTACAAACTGGACAGGTTAAGCATGAGCGTTATCAGATCGCTGCACGATTTAACTTCCTATTTCCCGGAAGTAGAAGAAGGACAAGGTGACAGATTATTTAGATCACCCTGTCCTTTTTGTTCTCCCGATGTTACAGACGGGGATGTGTGGACTGTTAATGACATTACCTTTGTTGGGGATGACCGTCTAGTATGGCGCAATGACCATGTATGGTGTAGTCGTTGCTACAACGAAGGACGTAAGCACAGACATACTTACCCAGAACTTCTGCAATACCTTGAGTCAGCCGGGTTGTCTTTTGATGTAGAACCATCGTTCTATGACATACAACCTAGTGTAATATCTGATAGACCTATTCAATTTTGGTCTGAATGGGATGTTATTCAAGCGCACATGCAAGTCCAGCGTGACTATTGGTATCAGTTTGGTTGGTCGGACGAAACTATTAACCACTTCAAACTAGGTTTGTCATCTTATAGAGGTCAATTAGCAAACGTTATACCAACGTATGTGCGTACCGCTACAGAAACAGGTGACTGGTGGTATCCAACCTTTCGACATGAGACTTGGAAAGGTTCTGTATCACTCTCAGGTAGTCGTAGGGACTACTTCTGGTTAATCCAAGACAACCCAGATGATGACCTTATCCTGTTGACAGAAGGTGAAAAAGATTCGGTAACTTTGTGGGACGCAGGTTATCGTAATATTGCGTCATCGTTTGGTGCTAGTAGTTGGAGTTACCATAAAACTCAGGCGCTTTACGACGCAGGTTTCAAACGTATCTGGGTACTGGGTGACAATGACGAACCCGGTGAAACGTTTAACACCAACGTATCTGGGTGGGCGAAAGACATAGGGTTTGAGGAAGTTAAGGCTATTCAATGGGGGGATTTACCCTCTAAATACGACCTTACTGATATATACGTCGCTCTTGGAACTGGTATTATTTCATTCCTTGAGGATAGTGTTAAGACATTAGACGTTGCTCCCTTGTCGCCAGCACCTTTGAAGTCTGAGTTTATCCCAGACTACACAGCGATAAAGTCTGACCACGTTCCCGAAACAGTAGACCCGATACCGTTGCAGGAAATTCGGGGAGAAGGTACTCGTTCCCTACGTCATCGTATTGTTCGATTCTTGGATGAGTATGATAGCAAAACAGTTCGGGGCAGAGGGGTTATGCTTCTGTTACGCCCCGGCCCAGGTGCAGGTAAAACGCACACGTTAGTACGGGTAGCGGAACGTATGGCTAGAGAAGCATACGCTGACAAGCTGGTGGAACGTACCGACTTGGAACAGCAGATTGAAAACCTGGGAGAAGAAATCTCGACAGGTGAATGGGTTGACACAGATGAACGTGATCTGATGATAGACCAGAAGCGGAAGATGAAAGATCGTCTGGATAATTTCTCTTTCACGTCTATCATGTGGGTGTCCCCTTTCCGTGTGGCCTACGAAGATGTTATGGAAGCAGGTGCGAACCCTAATCTGTGGTTTAACTTCAAGGCACGCGATATTGAGAACTGTCAAAACTTTCCTATGGCGCAACGCCTGGGAGCAAACAATCACAACGTTGGTAAGTTCTGTGAGATAGCTTGTCCGTTCAAAGGCGCATGTGTTAAAGCAGGGTATCTCTCACAGAATGAGACACGCAAGGAAAAACCAATCACTGTATTTCGTCACCAGAGTTTGGTCAAAGGTTCTCTGGCTAACGATTACAAAAACTTGGTGGTAGTTGATGAATCACCTTTCCACGTTCTGGAAGACCCGATGGTGTGTGAGGCACGAGAGATGTACCCGCACAGAGATGGTTGGGAATTAGATGTGGAACAGGTAACGTTGGACGCTATTGAGCAACTCATTACGTCCCTGCGTCTGGTAATGAACACCAATGTAGGACAAAATGATATGATTTCTGGGGCAGGCTTCCTGAAAATTTTGGATTCGCAAATGCAGGAAAAACTTGCTGAGACAATTGATCTTATATCGTCTAACGATTTGCATACATATTACCAACCGGAGTACCTGGGGGATGACCCAGATCAAGTCCTCCCCCGTTGTGTACCTTTTGTTTACGATGCCATCAAGTTGGAGATAGCATCTTATGTAGCTGACCCAGAGAACAAGCTCCCCAGTCGCATACACTTGGTATCGGGTAAACTAGAGGTTTACCCGATGGCTAAGGTACGTATAAGTTCTAACACACCTGTTATAGCAGCTAACGCTACCGGGATGATGGAAGAACTCTATGAAGCTATGTTTGGTCGGACGGTGGAAGTGTTTCAACCCGTCATCAACAATCCTAATGCGACAACTACGGTGTTTCATGGGAGTGACTGGACATTAAGCACTATTGAGCAGCAGATAGGTAAAGAGTTGCGGGAACGTCAACGTAGAATTGAGTACCCAATACTTGACATTAAAGGTCAGGAACTCGACCTGTCTACCTTACCTGTGAAGGACAAGCTCTATGACGCGCCTATTATCAAAGACGCACGAGATGTAGTTAAGGTGTTGGCAGAACGTCATCCTGAACTACTGGTAGTTACCCACAAACGTATAGTCGGGGTGTTGAAGGAACTGTTTGAAGAAGCGTACCCAGATGCAGCAGCTAGGTTACACTGGGGGCATTATGGCTCTCTGCGGGGTACTAACAAATTCAAGGACGTTCCGGCAGCAGTCATGATAGGTTTACCACGTATGCCTTACAACGTCATGTGGCGGCGTATACAGGCATGGGGGAGCTTACTTGAGTTAGATGAGCCTATCCCATACGAGATGAGCTACCTGCCCTCTCCGTACCATACTAAGAACGCAGGGCATACTCATTACACGTTCACTCATCCCTTTGCCCGTAAGTTCGCAGATGATTACGAGATAGGTGAGATGATACAGTGTCAGGAACGTATTCGTCCACATGCAACAAACGAAGAAAAGCATGTGTATGTATTTGCTTCCCGACCAGCGGGTAACTTTGTGGATGAGATCAAAACCAAACGGGCGGCATTAGATTTCTACAGAGGTGAGAGTAAAGCCAGCCGCGTGAAAGATTTTATGATCGCAACCTGGAATGAAACTAATGATGTTCCACGACGTAAGGACATTCTCTCGAAGTTCTCGTGTGGTACGTCAATGTATACCAAAGCTAAGAAAGAAGCGGAACGTGAACTAGGTGTCACTTTCCCAACTAAAAGGAGATAACGATGTCTGATTACTATGAGCAAGATTTCCGAGAAGTAATGCCTGATGGACGTGAGAAAGTAAAGAATGTACACGTTTTACACCCTCATGTCATTCCGTTGTACCCTACCCCAGACGACTTGATTAGGGAATGTGTACGAACACGTAGACCAGGAACGTTTAGATCATATGTAAACGGGATGCTCTTTCTAACGGTAACAGACGGTGAAGTAGAAATCTCGCATAACTTTCTATCAAACTTCTGAAACCATCTATTTGTACATTCCGGAAGAATCGCTTGACAAATTCGTAATAGTAGTGTATAGTAGGAGGACAGATGACTGCACGTATGCAAGGTTGGGTGTGGGAAGAAGCAGATAACCAGCGTTTTGTTAACTATGTTCACCGTAATGGGGGAAAGGTTAATAAAATCATAGCTTGGAAAGCAGGTTATGAGTTCGACATCATCCCTCCCGACAATGTGAGACCGTCTGACATGATGGTGAATTTCATCCACATGAGGAATGAGGAGTTAAGACATGGCACAGATTAGTATCGGTGATGAGGTTGTTCATATACGTTCTGGGCAAATCGGAACTATTCGGGAATTTATCACTGTTGATGGTGAACCTGCCATTTTAGTCAATGACTCAACAGGGCAATCTCTTGACACAGGCTTTCGTCTGGATGAACTAGAGCTTGTGCCACACAAAGACACCGCGCTTGCACAAATTATCGAATCAGTCGTAAAGGCTGTTGTTCCTTTTGCGTTGGTTCTTCCCGCCCTTCGTAGCCTACACGAAGGGGAGCAAATAGAGATAGGACGTACAGGCCAGAGTGTTCAAGTGCGTGATTTCTTACGCTTGGAACGTTTGTATTATAATGTTAAATCTATAGAAGATGAGTTGGAGGTTGTAGCATAGTGGATAAGAAAGAGAAGAAAGAAGTACTGGCAATTATTGAGGTAGAAGTTGAAGGTAGACCTCCTACTCAAATTGTTCAAATTGAACACGCACATTTGGAACTAAAGATAGTATTGCAAGTTAAAAAAGAGGAGAATCAGGATGGCTAGTTTCTTTTATACTAGGTCAGTAGCGTCTTTGTTACAAGGTAATATTGCTCTAGCAACTGCTACAATGAAAGCTACGTTGGTTGACTCAGCTGACTATGTAGCGAATAAAGATACACATGATTTTTATGATGATATTACAGCTGCTGGACGGGTTGCAACAGGCACACTCGTTAATGTTACTGTAGTAGCTGGTGTAGCCACTGTAACAATTGATGCCAATGATCTAACTTTGTCGAGTGTTTCTGGCGACCAGTCAGAAGCCGTTGTAATCTGGGAGGATACTGCTGGTGCGGAAAGCGCTGACCCGGTGGTACTTTATTTAGAATTGGTAGCACCTATCACACCAAACGGTGGTGACATTGTATTACAATGGCATGTAAATGGGTTAGCTACTGTAAGTACGTAGGAGAAATATAATGGCTTTAACACCAGCACAATTAACTTATCTTCGACATTCGTTGGGTAAACATTGGACAAACAACAGAGATACGATCAATGTAACCAAAGCAGAATTATACGCAGCGGTAGAAGCTCTTGATCTTTACTTTGATACAAAAGCAGCCGAGATCAATAATACTATTCCAGCAGCAGCTAGGACAGGGTTAACAGCACCCCAAAAAGCTAAGTTAGCTGCTGAAGTTATGTTATCTCGTTATCAGGCAGGGGGTTAATCATGGCTTCAGGTGATACGCTTTGCACTTTTGTTGCTCCCGGTGAAAGTCCTGCTACTAATGGGTCAGTTTTTACAACCCGAAATGAACATCCTGTTGAAAGTTTTGATGATACAACTAATCAGTCAATTATTTTTTCCGGTATCCTGCCACAACATTACGGTGGCGGAGGTGTTACAGTGTATTTACACTGGACAGCCGTTGCTGTTACAGGAGATGTGGACTGGGATGTAGCCTGGGAAAACTTAGTAGCACAAGATATTGACAGTGATGGGTTTGCAGCTGTTAATAGTGCGGATAATAATGCACCATCAGGTACATCTGGTATTCCTGTAATAGACACGGTTGCCTTTACTGATGGAGCAGATATGGATAGTGTGGATAAAGGAAACGCCTTTCGCCTAAAAATTACCCGTGATGCGTCCAGCGATACGATGACGGGTGACGCAGAGTTGATTCGGGTGGAAGTTAGAGAAACCTAATGGCTCGTGGATTTGGTTCAACCTGGGGCGTTGATAACAACGACCAGATTATTACCGCGTACACAGGCAATAATTCGCAGATTACGTTATCCATCTGGACGTACATGCAGGGGCTTGGTGAGGGCGCTGGCGGCAATATGCTGTACAAGAACAATGAGTTTTTCCTGCGCAATTTGGGTGGGGGAAGCCCTGAGTTTCAGCATTGGTTTAGTGGAACAGATGGAAAATGGCGATCAGCGAGTGCGCAAACGTGGATTGATTCGCTTTGGCATCATGTGGCGATTACATATGATAACAGTGATGTTGCTAATAATCCGGTTATGTATTTCAATGGTTCGTCTATTAGCATAAGTGAAATAGCTACTCCATCGGGAACAGCGGATAGCAACAGTAATGCGGTGTATATAGGTAATTACGCGCATTGTTGGGATGGAATGCTTGCTGAAGCAGCTATTTTTGATCGCATTCTTAGCAGCGATGAAATTGAAGCACTTGGTAACGGGGTTAGTCCATTCTGTGTACGATCTAGTCCTGTAAGTTATACACCAATGGTAAACTCATTAATTGATCGTTGTGCAGGTGGAACGGTATCTGTTACCCAAACGGTGGTACAAGATCACCCGCGTATTTATTACCCACGTATTTTTACGATAGGAGTACCTTCGGTAACTGGGCCACAAAGTATCGGTCTAAGTGTAGCAACCGCAACAGCTACGGGGTTACAGCCTACCGCAGTTCCCGGTAGTATCAATGCACCTATGGATGTAGCAACCGCAACAGCTTTGGGGTTACAACCTACCGCAGTTCCAGGTAGTATCAATGCACCTATGGATGTAGCAACCGCAACAGCTTTGGGGTTGCAACCTACCGCAGTTCCAGGTAGTATCAATGCACCTATGGATGTAGCAACCGCAACA